AACGATAACAGAACAACAGACAACGACTTGTCCTACGCCATACAGTCCGCCTGTGATATCGCCTTGGGTGGAAACAATGAACTCATGCGTGAAGAGTCCAACCAACGTAACGAACATGAGCAGTCCGGTAAACCCAGTGAGTCCAATAAGTGCACCTGCGACCCAGGAACCAATGCCACCTGCACCTGCACCGGAGCCACCCCCGTTAGCAGAACCCCCTCCACCAGAAGCGCCGAGCACACCAGCTTCCCCTGCGCCCACTGCGGAGACCACGTCGGCAGCACCGGCCTCGTCCGTAAACACAAATATACAGTCCACCCAACAATCGCCGACCACGTCGAGCGGGACTACGCCGACTACATCAACGCCACAAGTGCCCAAGGGCAAGGAGCTAGTACCGGGGTTCGGGGTAGTGATGAGTCTAGAAATTTTAAACAAGCCGATGCAGATTCAGGAGATACAGTTGAACGACGCATTGGCATACCAGCAGGAGTTACCATATGAGCTTGGAAGAAATCAAGGAATCTTACTCGAACTACTCAGCGAAAACGCTATTAGTAGTGGTTTTTGGGATATTAGCACCACTAGGTGGGACAGTCTACGTAGGTATAACGACCTACAACCGAGTTATAGCGGCGACTGAAATGATTGAGGCTAACAAGCCTTATGACGATACTGAACTAAAGGCAGAAGTCAACGCGCTAAAGGTACAACTAGCTGCCCAACAACAATCAGTCAATACGGTTAAAGACGGTATGGTGACCACATCAAATCAGCTTGTATCTATGCAAGAGAAGGTATCTAACGCCATCGGCACTGCTAACGAAGCTAAAGCAATTACTAACGGCAACGTGCGCGAAACAGCAGCGTCTTTAATGGGTGTCCGTGAGGAAATGAAGGCTACCCGTGAAGGCATTGAATCACAACTTAAAGCACTTAAACGTGCCACTTCTAACCCACTAGGAAATTAATTATGTTATCAATCATATCAGGACTATTAGGCATAGGTTCATCAGCGCTACCCAGTATACTAGGCTTCTTCCAACAAAAGGGAGACCAAAAGCACGAAATGGCTATGGCTCGGTTGCAGACAGAACGTGAAGCTGCGATGGCTGCAGCTGGCTTTGCATCGCAAGAAAAGATAGAAGCTATCAAGCTAGAAGAAATTGAGGTGCAGACTTACGCGCAAGAGCGCGAGGCTTTATATGCCCACGACATGAAAATGATGGACAAGGCTTCGCAAGCTACTGTAGACTTAAATGCTAAGGTTCGTCCTATAATAGCGTTTACCTTTGTTGGCTTGCTTGTATTAGTAGACCTTGTTGGCTTAGGCTGGGCAATATATACTGGTGTTGAGTTTACGACAGCGATGAGCTTAGTATTTTCTGATGATGAAATGGCAATTGTAAGTAGCATAATCGGCTTCTACTTTGGTTCTCGTCAATGGGAAAAGCATCGTGAAGGTAAGTAAAGAACTAATTAAAATGCTTAAGCACCACGAGGGCGTTAGGTACAAACCGTATCAATGCCCTGCTAAGCTTTGGACAATTGGTGTTGGGCATGTGATGTACCCGGAGCAAGCTAAGATACCGTCTACTCCAGAAGGTATGGCTGCTCGTAAAGCGTACCCACTAAAACCACAAGATAACCGTAGATGGAGCGAAGAAGAAGTTGACTCAATACTGGCTAAGGATGTCGTACGATTTGAACGAGGGGTTGCCCGTTATCTACCTATACGACTTTCACAGAATGAATTTGATGCTCTGGTTAGTTTTAGCTTTAACCTTGGTCTTGGTGTACTTCAGCGGTCAACCCTCCGTCAGGCGCTTTTGCGTGGCGATAAAGCAGGTGCTATTACGAGTCTTCTCAAGTATAATAAAGCCGGTGGTAAGGTCTTGAAAGGATTAGATAACCGCCGCAAAGACGAAGCAGCACTGTTCAGGAAAGAATAAAATGCCATTACAGAAACTAGAATTTAGACCAGGATTAAACCGTGAAGGTACAGACTATGCCAATGAAGGCGGTTGGTACGACGGCGACAAGATTCGTTTTCGTTCTGGTTTCCCTGAAAAGATTGGCGGCTGGTCACGCTTATCTAATGATACATACTTAGGTGTTGCCCGAGCATTATGGAATTGGCAGGCGCTTGACGGGTCAAACTACCTAGGTGTAGGCACTAACATTAAGTACTATATTGAAAAAGGTGGTCAGTATAATGACGTTACACCGTTCAGTTTTATCAGTGCGGCCGGCGCCCCTGATTTTGCGGCCACTACAGGGTCGAGTATTCTTACAGTAACTGATGGTTCTTATAATCCAAGCGTTGGCGATTTTGTTGTGTTTAGTGCTGCTGTAACTCTAGGCGGAAACATCACCGCAGCTGTATTAAACCAAGAATACGCGGTACTTACTGTACCTACATCTACTACCTATACTATATCAGCGCGAAGCGCTACAACCGGTTTACCTGTACTTGCCAACGCTTCAGATGTTGGGGTTGGTGGTTCCGCCACCATTGCGTCTTATGAAGTACCTATTGGTTTAAATGTATATACACTAGGTGTAGGTTGGGGCGCAGGCCCTTGGAGTCGCGGTACTTGGGGGTCAGGTTATACCTCAGGTATTGGGCAACAACTTCGTTTATGGTCTAATGATAACTTTGGCCAAGACCTTGTTATTGCTCCTCGTGGGGGCAGTGTATATTACTGGAAAGCTTCATTAGGTGTATCTACTAGAGCAGTGTCACTAAATACTCTTTCTACTAATGAGGGGTATGCTGGAACCTATGTACCAAATACAACTAACCAAGTAGTAGCTTCCGCTATTCAAAAATTTGTTATTGCTATGGGTGCTAATCCTTACCTTTCTGGAACCCCAAACACTCCGTTTAACCCAATGCTTGTTCGTTGGTCAGACCAACTTAATCCGTATGAATGGGTTCCAGCTATTACAAATCAGGCAGGTGAATTTGCGTTGACTAGCGGGTCATTTATTGTAGGCGCTAAGGCTACTCGTCAAGAGATTCTAATCTGGACTGATTCCGCACTATATTCAATGCAGTATCTAGGTGCCCCCTATGTGTGGGGTTTTAATATCTTGATGGATAATATCTCTGTCATGTCACCTAATTCAATGATAACTATAAACAACGTAACATACTGGATGGGCGATGACAAGTTCTATATGTATTCCGGCCGCGTAGAAACTTTACCTTGCGCATTACGTCAGTATGTATTTAACGATATAAACAAAGACCAATCATTCCAAGTGTTTGCTGGGGGTAACGAAGGCTACAACGAAGTCTGGTGGTTCTACGTAAGTAACTCAAGTGGTGGAACTACAGTTGATAAGTATGTAATTTATAACTACGTTGACCGTGTCTGGTACTATGGTTCTATGTCTCGCAGTGCATGGCTAGATTCAGGCATTCGTCAGTACCCTATGGCAGCAGATTATAATACCCGGGTTCTTTACCATGAGTCTTCTGTCGATGATAACGCAGGGGATACTAGCCTACCTATTAATGCATATGTACAGTCTTCTGACTTTGATATCGGGGACGGACACAATTTTGGCTTCGTGTGGCGCATACTACCAGACGTAAACTTTAATGGCTCTAATGTAAATCAACCGTCTGTAACTATGACTGTTAAACCACGAGTCAACTCAGGTTCTCCCTACGGCGCGGCTAATAACCCGTTAGTGCGAAGTGCAGATAACTTTAGTACAGGTCAGGTGTATAACATTCAAGAATTTACAGGACAAGTATATACTCGCATACGAGGTCGTCAGATGGCATTTAGAATTGAATCGTCAGACCTCGGAGTGTCTTGGCAACTAGGTATGCCTCGTATTGATATTAGACCAGATGGACGTAGATAATGTCTTATAACACCCCTTTAAAATCGTTAACACTGCGCCCATCAAAAGCGCCTAACTTACCCATTGCGCCAGTTGAGTATAACCAACAGTACGTAGACCAACTATCCAATGCACTGCGTCTTTATTTTGCACAGGTCGATAACTTTTCACAGGGGTTATCAGGGGGTAACGGCGGTAGTTTTTTACAGCTTCCTCACATTGCAGCGTCATATAATGCGATTCAATATGCTACTGCGGCTAATACCCCTACGATTGTTAAGTGGGATACTATGGAGTCGGGTAGTGGGTTTACCCTGAATGTAGATAACACAGCTACAGCGCAATTCCCCGGAATATACAAAATAACATACAGCATTCAATTTGCAAATGACGACAATGCAATACACGATGCTCATGTATGGCTTAGAATCAATGGGTCTACTTCAGCTGCTGATGTGGCAAAATCAGCTACTATCTTTTCATTACCTCCTCGCAAAAGTGCAGGGGTTCCTTCTTATGTATGTGGGTACTCAGAAGTAGTATTTACACTTAATCCGGGTGACAAAGTGGGATTATGGTGGGGTGTTGACCAAGCGGCTACATCAGGTGGGGCTACAGGAATCTATATGTTCTATGAAGGAGCGCAAACAACTCCCTTGGCGCACCCGGCTGTACCGTCTGTAATTGGCTCTATAACATTTGTATCTGCGTTATAATAATGATAATATTCAGTAAACTAAACAAAGGTTTAAAAGCGAATGCAGATAGAGCCTACAGAATTATCTAAAATAGTATCTAAAGAAGTACCAAGTAGAGTACAAATAGACAAGTTACAAGCTGAGATGGCATCAATGCCTATAGCAATGAGCTTTAAAACAGAGCATTATTTCTCTGGTGGCATGTATGGTAGAAAGATGACGTTACCTGCTGGAGTATTGCTTGTTGGAAGAGTACATAAGACTGACCATTTATTTATCTGCGCGCAAGGTGAAGCAATAGTGTGGACTGAAAATGGTATGCGTAAGATACATGCAGGCGATGTAATCCCTACAAAAGCGGGGACAAAGAACGTAGTGTTAGCTATTACTGAGACTATAGGGTTCACTGCACTTAAAACAGATAAAACAGACGTAGCCGAAGCCGAAGATGAGTTGGTTGAGAATGACCCTGACTCTCCTTACGGAGTAGGTAATGAATTAAAAGACTGGGCGGTGGCCCTTAAAGCAACTCAGATTGAGGGTATATGATATGACTTTTGCAACATCAGCAGTAGTAATGGGTCAAGTAGCAGCGGCACAAGCGGCGGCAACGGCGGCAACAATGGCTGCAACGGCGGGAGGAGCAGCAACGGCAGCGTCAGCGGCGGCTAGCGGATTACCGGCGGCAGCACAACAAGCAATGGCGCAATCTGCAATGACTGGCGCAGGTGGGGTATCGGCGGCGGCACCTACAACAGCACTTACAACTGCGGCACCAACGGCAACGGGTGGTATACAAGGTGCTAACCTAGCTAACTTCTCCGGAAACACTATGATAGATGCGGGAGGGTCTTTAATGGGTCCATCAGGCGGCCCAATGGCTTTATCCTCAACCCCAGTAACTCCAGAAGTAGCGGCGCCAGCTCAAGTAGCGACACCGGCAGCAGTGCCAGCACCAGCAGCGCCAACAGGTATAGAGCAAATTGGTACAAACCAGCTTAACCCTTATACAGGTGCGCCTGACTATTCAGCGGCAAACAACGCGTCGCAATATGAAAAAATGATTGCTAGAAACAACGCTAGTGGAATGCCAGGCATGCCTTCTACTGCACCTTACGGCGCCAACTACGAACAACTATCTAGCGTAACTAACCAAGCTCCTAGTGCGTTTAATACTTCAGCTGGACAATTTACAGGTGTTCAAGGTACTCCACCTAGCGCGTTAGAACGTGGTTTTGGTAAGGTGATGGACTGGGCCGAGAAAAATCCTCTAACTTCCCTATACGCTGCGTCTACTATGGCTAATGCGTTACTTGCACCTGACGACGAAGAACCTAAGAAAAAACCTAGCTCGTTGAGTAAGTACAAGTTATCGCCTGATTTCCAAGCATCTAGACCAACGCCTAATGTATATAAACCTCAATACCAAAGCTTCGCTGAAGGCGGCATCGCTGCTTTAGCTGGTGGAACTTACCCAATGGGTAGACAAGATAACACTCAATTTGCAACTCCAACTCAAATGCCTATGAGTGCGGAAGTAGTCAATGCTGATTATGAGCCAATTGAAATGGCGAGTGGTGGTCTGGGGCGTCTTACCGCGGGGAATGAAGAAAATAAGTTCTATAACCCAATATTCGGTAAAGGCGGTGGTCAAAGTGTAGAGCCAGTAGACCCACTAGCCAAGTTTGTACGTGCTCCTAATGTAGCACCTAACCCATATAAACCTAGTTATGTTCCTGAATCAAGAACGCCAGTAGGTCCTCCAACTAACGGCCCAATATTAGATTACGCTGCTAAATGGGGTGGGGCTCAAAATCTTTTAAGCGCTTATGCTCCTAATTTATCACCTATGGCGCAAGCGCCTACTGGTCCAGCAATGACACAAGCAGCGCCAGCGGCTAGCGGTCCTGGGTTTAAATCAGGTGGCATGCCGTCTCCAGGAATTGATGTGGGCATTGTAAGTGAAGACGACCCAGACTTTGCATTTACTTCACCATTCAAAACAACTGCAGGTAAATTAGACAAACTATATAAAAAGACTCATGTTTCACAAAAATCAATGGCGACAGCTCCTGAACTAGGTGCGATAGACCTAAACCCTGCTATGGTAAAAAGGGGAGCGCAAGGTGGCATTATGGGCGCTGATTCAAGTTTGGGTGGGTATGCAGCTGGAGGTAATCCTCGCTTGTTAAAAGGTCCGGGTGATGGTATGAGTGATGATATTCCTGCTACAATTGCCAATAAACAACCTGCTCGTTTAGCCGATGGTGAGTTTGTAATCCCGGCAGATGTGGTTTCTCATTTAGGTAATGGGTCTACCGAAGCAGGCGCTAAACAATTGCACGGCATGATGGACAAAGTGCGCACGGCTCGCACAGGCAGGAAATCACAAGGTAAACAAATTAACCCTAAGAAATTCATGCCTAAATAAATTATGGAGATTTCAATCGTACCTGTCGAGCATATCGACAGTGTTTGGCCTTCGGTAGAGCAATATTTAAAAGGCGCTGCCGATTACACTTACGGTAGGTTTACCGTTGAGGATATAAAAAATAGGTTATATACAGCGCCTCAACAGTTGTGGATAGCTTATGACGAAGAAATTGTATATGGGGCGGTTGTAACTGAGATAACTCAGTATCCTCAAATGCGTACTTTGGTTATGCATTTTACTGGTGGGGTAGAGTTACCTAAGTGGAAAAACGAAATGCTACAAATGCTGCAACGATTTGCTAAAGACCAAAGATGTAGCGTTATAGAAAGTTATGGCCGTATTGGCTGGGAAAAAGTATTTAAAAATGACGGGTTTAAATCGAGGTTCATGTTTTATGAGCTTCCTGTGGAGAAAGAAGTATGAGATATAATCATCTAGATATGTTACCTGAAGAGGCATTCCAAAAAGTTGGAAAGTCTATAAAACTATACGGTAAAGGTGGAGGTACCACTCAGTCTACAGGTACCACATATACAACTAACGTACCAGAATATGCTCAGCCGTATGTTGAGACGATGTTGGGTGCAACCCAAAAACAACTATTTAATATGACCCCAGCAGGGGAAATAACTGGTTTTCAACCCTACATACCATATAGCACAAACGCACAAGACTACGTTGCTGGGTTCTCCCCCATGCAACAACAATCTTTCCAAGGCGCGGCTAACTTACAGACTCCAGGTCAATTTGCAGGTGCCACAGACTTAGCAGGTGCAGCGGGTTTAGGTTCATTAGGTGCAGCTGGACAAGCCGCTAACTTAGGGCAACAAGCAACTAACGTAGGTTTAGGCGGTTTAGGTTATGGTGCTATGGGGGCTGATTACGGTGCTTTAGGTGCTCAACAAGGTCAACAAGCTGCGGGTTACGGGGCTATGGGTGCGGGCTACGGGGCTCAAGCAGGTCAAGCTGGTGCTAACTTTGCTCAACAAGCGACTAACCCTAACGCTGTTCAAGCGTACATGAACCCATACTTACAAGCTTCTCTTGCCCCTCAAATAGATACGATGCGCCGTCAGTATGGCATTACTGGTACTAAACAACAAGGGCAAGCAACTCAAGCCGGTGCGTTCGGTGGCACTCGTGAAGCACTTATGGCGGCTGAAAATAATATGGCTATGAATGCTGCTATAGACCAAGCCATTGCTCAAGGGTACAACACTGCGTTCCAAAACGCTCAGCAGCAACAACAGTTCGGTGCTAACTTGGGTCTACAGGGTCAACAAGCTGCTATGCAAGGTGCCGGTATGGGTATTCAGGGTCAACAAGCAGCAATGCAGGGTGCTGGTATGGGTATGCAAGGTGCTCAAACAGGCTTACAAGGTGTTGGTACCGCTCTACAAGGTTATGGCCAAGGCCAACAAGGTCTCAATACAGCCCTACAAGGTTTAGGTCAGGCTGGTCAAGCTGCAGGTACATTGGGTCAGTTAGGTACTCAACAACTAGGTGCGCAAAAAGATATTATTGGTCTTCAAAGTCAGCTAGGCGCACAACAACAAGCGCAACAACAAAATATGATTAACCAATCTATCCAAGACTACGCTACACAACAACAATACCCAATGATGCAACTAGGTATGATGTCTAATATGTTGCGCGGTTTACCTATGCAAGGCGTTACAACTCAGTCTTACCAAGCTACTCCTAATGCATTAACTCAAGGTATCGGTGCACTTGGTACAGGCTTAGCGCTATCTAACGCGCTAGGCGGCGGTAAGGCAGCAGGTGGCGAGATTAAGTCTTATGCTAAAGGTGGGATTACTTCATACGATATTGGTGGCGAAGTTAAAAACGATTTATACGACTACTCTCCAGAAAAGTTAAAAGAAGTTATTAAATCATCACAAAGTGAGACTGTTCGTAAAATAGCTAAAGAAGTATTGCAGGATAAAAGCCAAAGCTTTGCTCCCGGTGGCATCATTGCGTTTAAAGCGGGTGATAAAGTAGAAGAAGAGAACCCTGACTATGGTAATTTTCTCGGTGATGTAGTTTATGCCGCAAGCGAATTAGACCCAATTAAATATATATCTGGTCAAGGTAAACGGCTTGGTGAAAGAGCTGTAGAAGGTGCGGGCGTAGCAAAAGGCATTGCTGATAAGTTAGTTACAGGTGCAGGATATAAAACACCAGCACCAGCAGCACAGCCACAATTAAATGGCCCTTATGCACCAAATGTAGACCCTGCAGTAGTTGCAGATAAACAAGCGCAGTTGTTAAAAGCTAGAATGGCCGCAGAAAAACCAGCTAAAGAAAAACCAGTGGGCCCACCGCCAGAAAACGCGGCTCCTGCTCAATCAGCAGCTTACATGCCATCAGAGCAAACTACCGCAGCAGGTATATTGGCAGGTGCACCTCAATCTATTCAAGACTACATGAATAAAAATCCTGATACAGGTGAGACAGTAGCGCAGCTTGCAGCAAAACGTCAGCTCGAAAAAGAAGCGTTCTTAGGTCCCGATACCGCAGGTGCTGAATACCGTAAATCAATTATGGCTCAAAAAGCCAATGCTAAAGACGAAGCTGAACGATTACAACAAATGCGTCTAGCTGAATTCTTTGCTACATGGGGTTCAACTCCTGGCCCTACTTTGGTTGCAGGTATGGAAGCAGCGAAGAAAACTATCCCTAATATAATCGCTGATAAAGCCGACCAGAAGAAAGCAGCTGCAGAATTAGATAAAATTATCTATGGTTTAGACCATGCAACTCGCTTAGAGAAAGCAGGCAACTGGGAAGAAGCAGCTAAAGAGAAAGAAGCGCTAGCTAAAGCCTCACAAACATGGGGCGGTAAATGGATGGACTTAGCTGCACAAGCTTCTCAAAATGCCACCTCATTACAACGTGAAGAGATGTCTAATAAGAGTGCGGAAAAACGTCAAGCAATGGGCGATAGGGCACAGATTGAAGCAGCAGGAATAAGAGCATCAGCCGATAAAACCGAGCAAAACGCGTTGAAAGCACAATCTATTTGGTCTTCTGTGTATAATAGTGCTTTAGGTAAATACTCAGCGATTGACCCTGAAACCGCAGATGAAAAAGCAACCGCAGCTGCGGATGCAGCATTAACACCAGCACAACGCGAAACATTAGGTAGGGGAGCTACTTCATCAGGCCCAACTACAGGAAGTGTTGTGATGGATAAGTCAGGGAAAAAAGTCTGGCAGCAACACTAATTAGTTAAGGATTATCATGCAACCAGTAGAAATTCCTGGAGTCGGTACTGTTCACTTTCCAGATAATATGTCCGATGCTGATATTGGGCGTGTAATCGAAAAGCAAATTATTCCGCAACATCAAGCTGCTCAAAAAGAGCATGAAAAGAAAACCGGGTTTGTTGCAGCTACTAAGGCTGGTTTTTATAGTTCATTAGGCGCAGCTGAACGGGCTATTGGCGAAGCAACTGGTAGCAATAAGCTCAAACAATTAGCTAAAGAAAATGAGCTAAAAGCCCAAACTACATTTGAGCCAACAACCGAAGAAGATGTAGCTAATGCCCAAGGCGTGATGTCAACTGCGGCCAAATGGTTACGCAAAAACATAGCTGAGCCCGGTGGTGGTATCGTCGGTGGTTATGGTATACCTATTGCTGCAGCCCCTATTGCAGCTGCTATTGCCCCTGAAGCTGTTGGTGGCGCTGCATTAGCAGGATTAGCCGGTGAAGAATTATTAGCTGCTACTGCAGCACGGGCTGCTGCAAACGAGGCCCGTAAACGTTTAGTTGGTGCAGCTGCATCATCCACTATCGCAGCCCCTGCCGAGATGGGTTATAACATCCAAGCCCAAGAACAAGCACATCCAAACGAAGCAATTAATTTAACTGCCGCAGCCCTATCAGCTATTCCCCAAGCTGCGTTAGTTGGTTTTGGTATGCCCGGAACAAGCTACATTAATAAATTAGTGCCACAACTGGCGCCGATTGCAGAAAAGACACTGGTTCCAAAAGTTCTATCTGGTGAGCTTACGCGCGAAGAAGCCGCAGCCCAGCTAGCTGGTAAACTCCCACAATATCTAAGAGCCATGGCTGCGAATACGGCTGCTGGTACTGGCATGATGGTTGGTACTGAGACTATCCGCCGTGCGCAAGCTGGTCAAGACATGATGAGCTTAGGTGAAGTAGGTGAGGCAGCAAAAACAGCAGGTCTATTATCCCCATTCTTTGCAGCTATGCATGGTTCAGACCGTGGTGTGGCAGAAGGAAAACTAACCGCAGCATCCGAGCAGCGTGCAGCACAACTGCGCCAAGAACAAGATGCGATTGATATAGCGGAACAACGAGCTGCTGACTTAGAAGGGTTGCGCCAGTTGGATGTGACCTATGCAAAAGTCTACGAAGAGCTTGGTGCAAGGAAAGAACAGACTGCCAGCTTATTAAAAGAAACTAAGTTAGCCGAACGCATCGGTAAATCAATTGAAGACCATCCTGATATTCAAGCGTTAAATACCCTTGAAGGTACTAAAGCATTCCTTAAAGATTTAAAAGCTAATAAGAACTATACTGAAGAAGAGAAGCAAGCACTACGCCCACAACTCCAACAGTACATGCAGAAGTTCAAACAAAAAGACACTTCCTATAACAAACTAAATGAAGAGCAACAAAAATACGTAGGTCAGATTGAAGCGCTTGAAGACTTGCGTGAGATTGGTGTACCTACTACAGCTAAGTTATTAGATGTGCCACTTGAAGAATTACAAGCAATGCGTCAGACAGTTGATGAGAAAGCCGCGGACAGCTCCACACCTAAACGCGACATCAACAAGCTTGACCACATGGCAACACTAATTGCTGATGCTATCGCAAATCATCCTACGACTGTAAACGCGGCTAAAGCCGCTCAACGCATTGCCGATGAAGCTGATTTTAATCGTGTACTTGAAAGAAAACATGCGGAAGAAGCGGCGTTAACCAAAGCACAAATCGCTGAAAATGAGCAACGAATCAAGTTAGCTTCATTGAAAACACCTGAGTTACGTAAAGCATACTTAGAAGACCAAGCCCGCCAAGAAGCCGCAAGAACTAAAGAAATCCCTGCAGAGCCCAAGCTTACCGCTGAACAAAAAATGGCGCAGTTGGAAACTACACTGCCAGAAGGCATCAATCGCGAAGATTTTAGAGCGCAACAGCTAGCTGAAGAAGCACGATATAAAGCAGAACAGCAACAACTTGAAGCCGATAAGTTCTATTTGGAACGCCAAAAACCGCCAAGAAATGAAGTGGTTAAACCAATTGAGGAGCCTGTAAATGAGCCGACTATCAACGATGTCAAAGGACAAGGAAACCTCTTCACCCCAAGAACAGGAAAACCCACAGCCGAAGCCATGCGTGGTAATGAAAGTGGACCAGTCGGTGGTGTCGCTGAGCGACCAAGAAGTGAGTCAGGCGTGGAAGTGCCTGCAGGACAACCAGCTGCCGTTGTCCCCAAAACTGGAAGAGCTGGAGCAGGAGCACTGGGAGATGTTGCTGGAGTACCTGTTAGAAACGCAGGACGAGATAAAGGAAATGTGGCTGCAGAAAAGGTTACATTAAAAGAAGCTATTGCAAATCGCATGAACGATATCTTTGGTATAGCCAGAGAGATGCATAAAAATGATGTTGTACTTCCTGAAGAACTATCCGATATGCTTCACGAGTTAAGGGCTAACCCACCTAAAGCAGCAGAGTTTGCTGATTGGGCTGCCAATGTAGAAGCTCGCGTTAAAGAAGCTAAAGCATATATTAAAAGTACTACAAAAGAATCGGTTAAAAAATCCATTGAAAAAGATACAGATGTACAGAAAAAAGCGGCTGAAGTACATACACTAAAAAAATTAGATGCTGATTCAGAACAAGCAATAAAAGACCTTCAAGATGCTGTCTATGGTCCTGAAGGTATTATGGAATCAAAAGGCAAACGTAAAGGCGAGCGCGCACCTAAAGAAGCTAAAGAGCCTACGACCGTTGATGCGATGGAGCAAACAATTAAAGATTGGTTTAATCCAGTATGGTTGGCTCGCGCGCTTAAGAATGGCTCAGTGCGTATTTCGGAATCTATTGCTAATACAGACTTACCTGAAAAAACTAAAGCCGAATTTGATAAGAGTAAGGCTCTATACTTTGGTCGTGACGGTTCAATCTACTTCTTCACAGACAACATTCCTAAAGGAAATGAGCTAGGGGTTATCTTACATGAGATTGGTGAGCATAAAGGTCTTGATAACTTAATAGGAAAAGACCGTGTAACAATGATGTCAAACCGTGTTCGTGATATGGCTACTGGTAAAGGTGGTAAGTTAGACGTCATTATTGCTAAGAAAGCTTTAAAACGCATTGAGGGTATGGAGGGTGAGAAGGCTAATAAAGAACTAATTGCATACTTCGCTGAGATTGCTGTCAATGAACATAAGATTATTCCGGGCGGTAAAACTGAAGAACCATCCAAGCTAACTAAGACTTGGATTACAAACCTATGGAACTCTATCAACAAAGCGCTAGAGAAACTCCACCTGAATATTAAAGACTTCAGTGCACAAGATTTGGTTGATGTAGTGCATGGTGCAGCCCGTTTAGAAATGGGTCGTGAAGGTGAGATGGGTCCGCGTAATCAGAAGTTTGATTCACAGTCTAAACTATCCGAAGCTGAAGAAGCCGCAATGAAGGCCAAGGGGTACACTGTATTTAAGACCCCACCAAAAGAAACCTTTGCTCAGTCCATGAAAAACTATGCTAATGCCGACACAGGTAAATTGCGTGGGATGTTGGATACTATCGGCAACAAGATGGTTGGTCCTTTGTTCTCAGCACACCGCAAGGCCAACGCATACTACGGACCTGAAAGTTTCTACACCAAGACTACTAACAAGATTCGCGGCACGATGTTAATGCAGCATACCCTGAACTCAATGAACTTTATCATTCAGGCTATGAAAGAAGGTTATGTTCGTATAGACAATAAAGGTTTCTTTGATGTAGCCATTGATAAGGTTAACAACATTCCTCAGCTAGCGGTTAAATGGAAAGCTATCGATAACGCTATGAAAGCCAAAGGCATGTCTGACGGTATGGTTGAACAAGCTAAAAAGACTATGGCTTACGCTGACCGTTATAAAGAACTTAAAGATAAGAACATCAAAACACCAGCTGAATTTACTGATGCGTCATACAAATGGGGTAAAGAACTTCAGAGAGAGTATGCTGCGGAGTTTAAAGAGTGGCGTGATATGTACAACGTGATTCGTAAAAATAACCGCGAAACGCTTATTAAATCAGGTTTGAAAACTGCTAAAGAAGCAGACGAATGGTTAGACCGTGCAGAGTACTTGCCTTTATATCGTATCACAGAGAGCGAGGGTATGGACGCGGTATTCATGAACAACTTAACTGCCGCTGTACGCGAACAAAAATTGGGATTTAAAACAGAAGAATTTGATGTTGGCGACCCAATGGAGAACATTGTTAAGAATCAAATGTGGTTAGGTCAACGGATGATGCGCAACCATACTGCATTACGTTTAGCTGAAGAGTTTAGTGAGGTTGGTCTTGGTCGTTGGGTTAAAGGCGGTCAAGCTAATGGCAAGAATGTATTCTCCGTTCTTAAAGACGGTGTGGTTGAGCACTTTCAAGTAGATAACCCTAACGATGCGGCAGTCTTTATCTCTGCTCCAGTATTCCAAAGTGGTGCACTAAACATAGCTCGTGCTGTTACCGGTACATTACGCCGTGGTGTTACTATTACTCCATCGTTTGCGTACCGTCAGATGTGGGCCGATGCTGAGCGTACATGGATGCAGTCAGGTGGTCAACATAGCTTTGCAAAAACAGTAGCGTCATCTATTAGCCATCAAGGTAAGAACTTATTAAATGATTCTGAGAAAGCTAAAGAGCTAGCTCGTCACGGTATTGTTGGTCAAGTGGATATTCAAGAAGGTTTTGACCGCATGGTTCAGCATTTGATGGGTACGCACAATGACACATGGCTAGGTAAAGCAGAGTCTGTACTTGAGCGCGGTGAGCGCATAGCCCGAAACAGTGACTTATCAGCTCGTGCTACTGTGTATGATTCAGTGGTTGCGCAGGGTATGAAAGAAGGTCGCACGGATTTAGACGTGCTTAGAAAAGAAGCGGCGCTTCGTGCACAGATGATGATTAACTTTAATCACAAAGGTACTTCTGCGTTTGCTCGTATGATGATGTCTTCAGTACCGTTTATTAACGCGCGTATTCAATCTGACTGGCGTTTAGTAGATGCATTGAAGGGTAACATCCCGGGTATTACAAAAGAACAAGCACGTAAAATGCTTGCAATGAAGGTAGGTAAGTTCGCCACATTTACCGCTGTATATGCGATGGCCCGTAGCGGTGACGATGATTATGAAAATGCAAATGATGAAGTCCGCAATCGTAACTTCCTAATCAATGCTGGTGGTGTACCATTAAAAATACCTGTCGCACCTGAGTACTTAGCACTTAAGGCAGCATCTGAACATACCTATAGGTTGTTAACAGACCAAGAGTTTGAGGATGGTGAGAAAGCGCGTAAAGCGATTGGTGCTGGATTACGTAACATGCTAATCACTCCAACAGACATGATGCCTACAATCGTGACGCCTATGATAGAGAACATAACTAATTACTCGTTCTTTAATGACCGCGCGTTGGTAAGTCCTACACTACAAAACTTGCCAGCCAATGAGCAGTATGTTGAAGGTCAATCATCTGAAGCCGCTAAGTATATAAGTAATCTCGGTATGGATATGTTTGGCGATTCATTCAGCCCAATTAAGATTGACAACGTACTCCGTGGCACCCTTGGTACTGTGGGTCAAGATGCTATGTTCTTAACTAACTGGATTGCAGGTAGTGTATCAGGTGAAGAGCGCCCCGACGTTAAGTTAAATCAAATCCCTGAGCTTGGCGCGGCATTCTATGATACCGAAGGTAGCCAACGTAAAAACGATTACTATGATTTACGTAATAAAATAATGCCAATCCATCAAGCACTATTGAAGTATCGTAGTGAAGGGGATTATGAAAGAGCAAGAGAGTATCAAAAAGAGCATGCGGCTGAACTGCGCCTTGTTCCACAACTTAATGCGATTAACAATCAACTTGAGATTACTCGTAAAGCTAAACATCGTATCATGAGCCCAACTAGTACATTGACTGGTGCAGAGAAACGCGAAGCGTTGGATAAGATTGCTGAGAGAGAAAGAAATCTAATTAACAATCGTATCGTTAAAATGAAAGACCAATTAGAAGAGGAATAAAAAAATCCCCAGCGGGGACTGGGGACTTAGTCACTACAAGGAGAATGAGCACGATTAAGTGCAAAAGAAGTATAGCATCATGTTATTCAATGCGCCATACCCTAACACCAAATAATCCATTATATACAACACTTTCTATGCGCAATCTATATTTATACTGGCGCGCAATCTTTCTAGCCTCATCCTTAACTTCAGTCTCATCCACGCAAGGGACAAAGAAACTATCCCCCACCATCATGCTACTTATGGGTAATTCAATCGGTTGTTTCATAATTTACTACAAACGTTTCCGAATCGAGAACATCGGGACCGCCATAATTAACTGCATAATGACTGTACTCATGGAAAGTACTCCATGCATCTTGAACGGCCATAAGAAACTCTGTATCAGGCGGACCATCCCAAAATGAGGTTAATATCCCTTTATGGTCATGCAGCCCTAGTAGCGGGCATTTATCTAGCTGAAGAAAATCTAATTGCAATTTTCCCATTAGATACCCAAGCAACATATTAAGTCGGCTGTTATCATAACTTGCCTCGTCATAGCGTTTTACTATCGGCATATGTTCCATTGCATATCCATCATCGTTGTTGAATAACTTAGCAACCATTCGGTTTGTGTATGCCTCATCGATTTTCTTGACAAAATCTGCCTCAGCAAACCCAAAATGCTCACCGGTTTCTGTTAAGCTAACTGTTTGAATACTCATGGTCTGCCTCCGTAACTGTTAATCCAAGATTGCCTTGATACCACAACACCGGAACTGATGGTGCATCGATACCTGTACCTTTCATAATGCGTACATTCTTTTTACCTAAGAACTTCATGCCGTCAGTAACGCCAGTAATAGCCGAGTTGTATGGTATTTGACGTTTAACGCAGAACTCTTTAAAGGTACTTTGTAATAAGAACAACTGCATCTTATCGGGCTCATACCTACCCACAATCCTAACATTCGGGTTAAAGATAGGTGCTTGCTCAATACCACTACGGGCGTCTGCGTTACCATTGATTTGAAGGATTGCGCCCTTGTTCTCTGATAAGAATTCACCGATGACAGTATTAAAGCTAACCTTCTCTGCCGCCGCCTCACCGCGTTTATCACGAATGACTTCCATAGATAACTTAAACAAAGCATCAATATCCCAGTCGATAATACCTAATGACTTAGCGATGTACCCGCCAGTAATCATGCTACAAAACCCTGATACCCATACCCGTTCACTTGATAAAGAACCTAGCTCACGGTTAAGAATTTTACGCACTTTTGTCTGTAGGGTTTTTGTCCCTACAACATCTTTAACTACTGCGTTCATATAGATATCGCCTGCATGACCGTAGTTTTGCATCAATATGGTGACTAGGTTTTGTGCAAAGTCAGGGTCTAGTTCTTCAGGCTTCTCAAATGGAAACTCCATAACCCGATGCAACTCACCATCAGCCATTGACTTAGATGTGGTTAGTTTATCTACCATTGATGCGTTAGATGACACGGCTACAAGTGTTTTCCACCATGCAGTATTAACGCGCTCTTTGTTAGCGCTGGCCTCTAAACGATTCTTGGCGCGGCCCTCAGATATGCTGTATGACAGTTCTGATGTCTCGGGTGCTGTTAGGTTGGTCAGCTCGTCAAAGCAAAGAGGTAGATTGCAGTGCACCCCTAGGCGGTCATAACGTGAGTTTAGTGTATCGCTTCTACGCATCATCATGTATTTAGAATTACCATACACAGAGTTGATGAAGTGTTGTACTAACGTCTTACCTGTACCAGCGTTCTCGCTCACGAAGTTAAACATCATGCCTGATTCAGACGTGAACTCCATAAGTGGCGCACCAAACGCAATCAATGCCCCTAACTGATGGTACTCCCAGCCTTTACGACCTAGCACATCACGCACAATTTTCCATTCCTCATAGTTCCCAGTAGGTTCCATGTACCCAGCAAGTGATGCGGTTTTTGTTGAAGGCGCGCTGTATGTACTACCCTTCGCTGAAATCTCGCGCTTACCAAGAACAAATACTGATGCGTTATCATGCCACCCAAAATTAGGGCGGGACATTTCTATTTTTGTGAACCGTTGTAGTTCGTTGTTAGCTGTAACTATATAAGCCAAAATAGACTCCATTTGTTTCCTGTAAGTAACGGCTACCCCATGAAAGGCTAGCGCATCACGCAATTTATCAATCGACGCTATACTCTTTAAGGGAATAGCAAACTCAATTAACCCGTCCTGTGGCATGATAAGGTTTAGTATTAAGACCTCGCCTTCGTTCACATCCTTAACCCGCTTAGTAACAAACAAGTCATTGAGGTAAACTACGTCGTCTTCAGATTCCCCATCCTCACCCTTTACTTTCTTATAGATACCACCCTCCAGTCCACGGAAATATGGAAATGGTAGTTTAGGTATCTTGTATGCCTTCGGCGCTTCGTCGGTTACTAAGTTAGATAAAGCAGACGTGCTCTCGGGCACCACTGCTGGTGCAGATACCTGATTAGGGAGAATAATTTCTTCGGCAGTTGATTCCGCAACATACTCGCCTAGTTTAACAGGGGTGGCAATTTGCCCTGCATGTTTGCATCCGGTACAGCCATGAGGAAAATTATCTTGAAACCACCCGCATGTTCGCGGACCGTTGTTAAATTCAAGAGCCTTGTCTTCGGTTGCTTCAAAAGTGTAGCCATCATGTCCCCTTGATAATTTGTGGATAGCGACATCACCATCATCACATACATTTGCTATTGATAAACCCGCACACCACAAGTCGTAGTGCACTGAGTTAGGCTTTTCTAGCATGCTTTTGATTTGCATGCAGCCCTCACCCTTGAGACTTTTAATCGCAATGGTTGAGAATTTCTTGGCTTTGTTGCCAGCTAGATGGGCAGTTGTGGCGTCCATCTCGAATTTGATTTTTGGTCTAGCAATAATTTCACTAATCCCACGCTCTGCACAACTCGCGCGCACAGGGGATTCAAACTGGGTTAAGGCAATAGGCCTAGGGATTTCAATGCCCTTAAGGAACTTAGCCTCAACACCGTATTTGGTGTTGTTCGTACCGACAACGCGTAACACGCGCGCGCTATCCGCTGGCACTCGTGGGTCAATATGTAACCCCGATTTTAAGCACAGCTGTTTAAATAAGTCTGCTATTGGTTGCCATTTTTCAGGAGTGATAGCCGTATCTAAAATCCAATACAGATGCCATCCACCACCGGAATCCACGACAGCAGGCAATGGTAATCCTGTGTCATCAATAAATTTACGAACAATGCTTAGGGCGTCTGCTTTATTAGCATAGGCTTGTTTTGTTTCAAGCTTTTCAGGGTCGCTACTTATATCAATGTCGAGAAAGAAAGATTTAATCTCTTTGACATTGGTTTTTCTTCTTGAGCTATTATCCTTGAATGAGCTTAATGCAAAATAGGTGTTGGTTGAAGATTGGTCTATTGAATCTATTATCTTCTTAACATCAGCTAAGTTGTTTGCGAATCTTTGATTGGGTTCCTTTTTCGTTGGATTGACGCCGATAATGCAGTAGGTTCCCCCACTAGGCACAACGGCATCAATAAAGTCTAATGCGTTCATTCTCGCCCCGATTCGATACAAAAGAGTACGCTGGGATTAGCCAACGTACTCTCAACAGAAGGATACTATTCTGACCTTATTCGTCCCATTCGTCAATGAGAGAAGCAAGTTCTGTTTTCTCTACTAACGGTGGGGCTTCCTTCTCGACCTTGACAGGCTCCTCAATCACTGAATCTTCCTCATGGATTTCAGGTGCTGGGGTTGGTTTTGGTTCTGCTTTCTTAGTTGCTGGTGGTGCAATTACTTGTTGTGCTACTGGTGCAGGTGCAAACTCTTGCTTATCTTTCACACCATCTACTTGTGAAACTGTCATAGTAATAGCGCGCAATGCTGAATCAGATTTACCTTGTGCAACACTGATGTTGTACTCGGCTTCTTCTAATGGGCGAATGCCACGGAATACTAACTTAGGTGTAGCTGATGCTGTATCGAAACGCATCTCGGTAACTACTGCACTGATTGGCATTTTCAATGCACCGATAGATTGTGCATAGGCTTGCATAGGTAGTTTTTGACCGTCTACACCCTTACCAAAGATTGAAGTGGATGGTAATGACAACTGATACACATCACCGCTCAAATCACCTTCTAATATAACTGCAAGGCGTTGGGTATAACGACAAGCACGGCTTTCACCTTGACCTGAACCCTTGATGTTTTTCTCGCATGACATACAAGTATTAGCTTGTGGGTCTACTACATCTGCATTTGGTTTAGTACCGTCAGCTGACCAGCATGAAGGACCTTTTGGCGCAGCTTCTGAATCATATGTACCTTCGTAGTATGTACGACCTAGTGGTGATGAGGCTACGATAACTACATTCATAGCGCGCTCTTCATTAACCATTAGCTCTTCGCCATTAACCAACATGCGGAACACACCGCCCTTGATTGAAATACGTTTGCTACCGCTACCACTGTTACCTGCTAAGTTCTTGGTGGTTGCATCTAACTCAATACCTTTTAAGTATGATGGTAAGTTGCTACCTTGAAATATCGCCATGTTACTCATTTGTTTCCCCTTCGTTGTGATTATAAATTGCTTCTACTGCATCCCCGTATGTTTCAACTAGCGTTCTTTTTTCCATACGCTTCTTTGCTTCTGTATGTGCCAAAGTTTGTATCTCCACCATTACGTCATGGGGTAATTCGTTATCCATAGTAAAATCTAACACATCAAAACTATTGTTCATGTATGACTCTAATGATGTCTTACGAATACGGAAACCATTCCCAATTTTCTTAGCAGGGATTTCACCTGTATTAATAAGCTTGTACAACAACTTAGTTGAGATTTTTAAAAACTGTGCGGCACCTTGCGCCGTTAGAATTTCGTCACTCATTCCAGCTCCTTTCTTGGTTTAGTAAATCTGATTGAATATGCCCTATCACAATTAAGTGCGGGCGGGTAATCGGTTGGGTGGTCTGCCAGCCATTCTTTCATAGCTGAATCAGATACCCGACGTTGAAGTAAATGCAAAGCATCGTGTTCTTTTACATACTCTGCAAATGGTTGCCAGTCATTAACCCAATACCTATCACTAACAACCCGTGACACAGTACCAAATTTAGTTTTCAGGCTGTTTAACCCTTGCGCCTTGCATATTTCTAATAGCTCATGGGCAACTAAGTCTTCTTGCTCTTTCAACTTAGAATCTTGTTGTGATAGTTCTGACCGTTTAGCCTTAATCTTTGAATAGACTGAAGCTAACTTTTCTGCTGTGATTTCGCTCATCGAATTCTCCTTTCGTGTTAAGCAGGGTATAATCTTATATGTATTTTAAATCCCTGTCAAGCGTTCTTACGTACATTCGTGTATTTACATCTGCAATACTTCTTTATAAAGATTAATTAATCCTTCGTGGCTTTCGATTCGTTTGTCCAGCATGTCGTACATTTTCTCTTCTGCTGGGCTACCTTGAATCATAAAGATGGTTACCTTCGTATCTTGACCATTACGGTGAGCACGAGAGTTAGCTTGTAGAAACGTTTCTACACTTGAGGTTGGTCCAAACCAAATAACCGATGATGCCGCGGTTAATGTAATACCATGGGATGCTGCTTGTGGTTGGATAACAATGACGCGTGTATCAGGACTATTTTGAAAGTCGTTAATAATATCACCCCGTTTTGAGGGACTTACATCACCATGGATAAATGAAGTTTGAATACCTCGTGCGGCTAGGTGGTCTTTAATTAACTCAATCACATGTCTGAACGGAGCAAATATGATAGTCTTTTTATCGGACTCGTCAATGATTTCATCCATAACATTTAGCCGATTGGATGCGTCGAACCGTAACACTTCTCCATTATCTGAATAGACTGCGCCACATGATATTTGTAATAGTTTATTAAGGTTAGCTGCCGCGTGGACTGCACTAACTTCTTCCCCTGCGGCTGACATCAACATGTCTTTCTTCATCTGACGATAGTAGGATAGTTGTTGTGGGGTTAGCTCTACATCACGGCGGGTGAACATCATCTCGGGCAAGTCCAAGCATTGTTCTTTAGTAAACCGAATGGCTGGCTGTAATGCGTTGAATACGATGTCCTTAGCTTGTGGGCGTGGCACCCATTTAAACTGAGTTAGCCTTTGCATAACCATATCGCGCCATTGAGTAAAGTATTTGGGGACACGGTCGGGGCATACTAACTTAGCCAAACCATATGCATCCTCGGGTGATTGTGCGGCGGGTGTACCTGTCATCATCCATAGCCTTGGCTTAACTGCGCCCATGATTTTGTTAAAGGCTTTCCATCTACGGGTCGATGTGGACTTAAGGTTATTGGCCTCGTCTACGATAATCAAATCAAACCCACCTGCTATGATGTCATCCATGACTATCTCAATCCCGTCATAGTTAATTATCACAAACTCTGTATCTGATTGGATAACCCGTTTGCGTTGTTCTTTAGTGCCGTGGGCTATACCTACCTTGCGATGCATTACTGAACGGAATAAGTCATCCTTCCATGCGGCATGCATAATAGAAATCGGGCATACAACAAGCACTCGCTTAACTTCTCCTAACTTCATAAGGTAGTCTGCCGCCCAAGCCGCAGAGCAAGTCTTGCCTGTACCTTGTTCAGATAGTAGGAAACATCGGTCGTATGTGGATAGGAATTCTGCGGTGGTTGTTTGGTGAGACATTGGCTTGTACATGCCAGTCCAAGTATATCGCATAGGGGCTGGAGGTACGGCTTTGAACCCAAGGGCATGAAGGGCACGAACTTCGTCGCGCCCCCAGTAAACCAATACCTCATCGATGTCGGTATTCGCTATTCTCCCTATGAGCTTGCTCTTAGGAATTGCCTTTAGTATGTTGCTGGTTAATCTAGTTTTTAGCTTTACTGCGCGGTTTTCTACCAGTTCCATGTTTGTTGTCTGCCTCGTTAGCACTTGGGTCTCGCAATCGTAAATTACCCGATGTCGTTTTACCACCAGCGCGTATTGGTTTTATGTGGTCAATATGTTTACCAGCACGGTCAATACCTTTCTTATCGTATTCACGTCGTGCCTTTTGTCTTTCTAGTTGGTCTTTTGTTTCGCCACGAGCCTTTTGCATCTCGTATTGTTTTTTCCAGTATTCCGGAGGGAGTGGTCCTTTTTTGCGGGGCATAGTTATTTCCTTTTCGGTCGCCAATATTCACAGGTTTTATGCGGACACCAGCTACACAATCCTGTTGGGTTAGGATTCCATACACCGACATCCGCGCATAACATAATACTATCGCGTTTTGCCAACCACTGCTCAAGTAAATGTGCAAAGTCCTTGCGGTCATACTCACGCTTAATCATTACATCGTGTAAAAGAAATAACAGAGCGCCCTTAACTGTCATCACTGATGGGAACTTAGCAAATACCATAAGCGCCATCAGCTCTAACTGCTTAGGCTCGGGGTACTTAGCGCTACCAGTCTTATAGTCCACAACTCTAGCAGTCTCGCCATTGACAATAACTAAGTCAGCAACCCCACGGAATGTTCCATCATCTGAATCGAACGGTAAGCATTGACCATTTGAATCAATCGACATCTCTAGCTCACAATACTTCTCACCTGGATATGAATTCAGTTTATCCAGTATATCCTTGAACCGCGCGTGACCGCCCAAGTCCTTACCATCTCTGATGTATTCCTCGCAGGCTAAGTGAACTTCTTTACCGTACAGCGTCGCAGTAGAGTCTTCGTGTGGGTACGATTTTAATATACGAACTTGATAATACTTGCGTGGGCAGTTATCAAACTCTTTCATTGCGCTGAACGATAATCTCATTTACTTAGCATCTCCGTAGCTATCTGCTACGCCCCCTTCGCCATCAAGTGGTAAATCGGGTGCCCATTCGGGTGGCGTTCGCATCAAGGTTAGTAATTCTTCAAGTGCTTGTTCTGCACAATCTTCTTTAACAAGTAGCAATACCTCATCGTGAACTGTCCCCACAACATGATACTTCTTGCTTATCTCTAGAATAATCTCAGCCATAATATCACGCGCAAGCGATTGTGTACACCTTTGGAACACCTTTGCACCATAAACTTTATCGCGCCCATTGCGTTGCGCATAGGTATATTCGTTCTTACCCGATTCTTTGTTTTTACCATTGACTAGGTTTGGGTAGGTTAGTATAAGGCCGTTTGGTTTTTTCAATCCCTCGGCGGTAACTTGAACCACACCATTTTTACAAAAGCTCATCGTTTGTTTTTTGAGCAGAGCCTCAAGGACATTAGTTCCTTGCCCCCAAGTTTCCACAACTTTGTCATAGCCTGTGCGGTATAGTGTCGTTAGTGATTTAGCTTCGCCATCGGTAACTGTTTGAGCGCCCTTACTTTGAATACGAATAGTGCCCTGCAACTTAACCGCACCTGTGCCATAAATCAATGACAGTGATGCGCACTTACCTACGAATCGTTTTGGGTCTTTCTTTCCAATAGATTCATATGGAATCTGATACGCTTGTGATGCGAAGTCACGATACAAGTCTTTACCCTCGCGGATTAACTCGAGCTTGTCTTCCTGTCCCGCAAGCCATAGTCCTAGTCGCAACTCAATGTTACTTAAGTCGGCAACAACAAGCTTATAGCCCTTGGGGGCGTGTAACGCGTAACGAAGTGCATCTGAAGGCTTGGGTCGGTCAGGGTCAATTCGTGATAAGTTCTGCGGGTTAACATCGAACCCCGACCACCGATGGGTAACACAAGCCCCACTATACTTGAGCGGGAACGGAAAGGTCCCTCTTTCAGCAATAGATAAGAACGCCTCCGACCGAGTGATACCGATAGTAGACTTGAACCCCATACGAGCCGCGAAAAGAGCCTGTATAATTGGGTTTGGGTGGTCTTCAAGTATCGTAAATTCCTCATCCGTTTTTGCAAAAGCGTATGTTTCTTTACCCGTGGTTGGGCTAATTTTCCGTGGTGGCTCAACTCCGTTCTCCTTAAGTAGTTTAGCAAACTGTTCATTACTCATGAGTTGCTTCTGTAATGTTTCCTCGGTCTTTACTCCAAGCTCATTCATTAGTTTAAGCATAAGGCTACGGCGCTCAACACCAATCTCATACAGGGCTTTCTCTAATAGCCTCTTGTCTAGCTTGAGTGCAGGCTCAGTAAACATTCGCACAGTCAAGTCAATTAGTTTTAATTCTTTCTTAGGGAAAGAGGGTAGCATCATAGTGAGTAGCGTGTATGTCAGCTCCACATCATTCATACAGTATTCACCATAAGCATCTATCTCGGCCTGTGTAAAATCTAGCCTGCGTTTACCCAGCGCATTAAGAACTTCTGTTCCCTTTTCGCCGATGTTGTATAGCTTGGCTAGGTTCTTTAATGATACGGACTCACTGATACCATGCAACACATTGGCCATTGATAGCGTGTCTAGTATTTTGGCGGGTCGTATGTCGTATATCCAGTTAAGGATTGCCATATCAAAGTGCGCGTTCTGTGCACACACTGCGTTTTTTGGGATGTCATACTTCTTTAAGAATGATTTGATTGTTTTGAAATCCCCTGTGCACCACTCGGTTGGGCCGTCGTTAACCTTGACAGCTACGCCTATGGTTTCAAATAGGGGTGACCTAATGTATTCCTCGGTCGTTATTTTAGATAGACTGAATGCCCTGTCGTAAAAGGTTTCAAAGTCTAGTGTGATGATGTTCATTACTACTCCCCTAATATTTGTTTAATAACGAACTCTAGCGTATCTAAGTTGTTCTCATTGATAACCATCGCATGTCCACCGCATGCTTGTATTTTGGATATCTCACGCTCTTGTAGTGCGGTGGGTTTGTTGTTGCCTGCCTTGGCTTCGATTGCTATAAAGCGTCCCTTGAAACAGGCGATGATATCGGGAACTCCAGACCTACCCATTCCCGCCATATACGGGGAGAAGTGATATATCTGATTCGCATCCAATAGTTTCTTGATTTGGTCTTTCACTTTCTTTTCGGGCGTCATTGCCATGATTCATTCTCCATATAATACTTATGTGCTGGGGTGTTATCCCTGCCGATACTAACTGTATCTGTCCGCTCAATATTGCGTCGGCTTCTCGTTGACTATCCATGCGGCGCTCTAGTGCCTTGACACTTCTGAGGTCGTCTGCACCCGCATTAATCTTATCTGTTATCTGCTTAATACGGGCTCGGTTTGATATAGTAAACTGTTTGTGTTCACGATGCAACTGCTCTATTTTATTTTCCAGTATGCGTGTGTGTTGGGCTCTGTCCTGTTTAGACAGCTCTTTGATAATCTTACGGCGTGAGTAGTAAACCTTATTGTATTGTTTCTGATGGGCTATCTTACGGCAAGTCTTGCATATCTTGCTCCACCCTGTTTTGTTCTCGGCATGAAATGCCTCATCCTCTTGTTGCTTATTACAAGCAGTACAGCAACGCATTATTTCCCCCTTCGTTTCTCCCAGTCCCCTCGGCAGTCTGCATCACACCAACGCATACCGAAACCCACAGGCTCAAAGCAATTCAAACATTCTCCTGTTATGTCTGCTTCGAGTATGGGTTTCTTAGTATACTTCTTGCGGATAATTTCCTCCGCTTCCATATGCGCTTGCGCTAAATCTGCATCATCACTCATCTACTTCTGTTCCTCATAATGGTCACCCGTCGGGCCGTTCTGCCCTATAACATCAACGCGAGACTCGTTCCAGTTTAGTGGACATCCTGTCCATGCGCATTCTATATTAGGGTCTAATGGCTTACCGCAAATATCGCATGCTAGTTCCTCACCAAAGTCTAATTCTAACTGCACGGGGTCTTTGTCTTTCCTAAAGATGTTATCGAAGTTGTCCTCGAACTGTTTGTTGTTTACTCGGCTTTTAATTACGTCGCCTGTTATATCATTCTTTGATGCCATTTTCTTTCTCCCTCTTAGCCCTATCTAGTCCTCGCCTTATCAGCGTTTCAAATCCCAACTGCATAAGATACATCTTGCCTTCCTCGTCTACATCTAACTCGGCTATTGCACTGCCGTCGGGCTGGTCAATCAAGTCACCAATCAGTTCTATTTTCATGTTGTCCCCTTAAAAATGTAAAGCATAGTTTACTTTTTTGCCTGTTTGTACACTATGTGAGCGCTTTTAGTTCAAAACTAAACTAATAGTGTAGACTTGTGTGTAATTTTAAACCATTTATTCAACACAAACTTTTTTGTCTCACAAGAATTAAACACAAAAAAGTGATATATCACTTGGCTAACTTCTCCGCGTTCTCTTTCATCTTACTGAGTATTAATAAAAAGCGTAGTTCATCTATCTCGGTGGCTGTCATACGCTTTGCCCTATGTATGTAGCCTTGCTGTCCTTAAACTGCACCTCGACAGCGCACTCTTGCCCTTTGTTTCCACTTAAAAGGTTATAAAACCCGAAACACATGGAAACAATAGCTATAAGTAGCAACGTTACTACAATTACTACTGCTCTATCTGATTTACTACCACCGCAGTCACACTTACGGCCTTGCTCACAGTTTTGATTACACGGCATCATAACCTCCATAATATTCAATTAGTACATCGTAGGCTTTCTTTATTTTCTTTTGCATCTTTACATCATCGGGGTGCACAGCTATCCATTCGGCCATGCCCTCTCTACTGCTTTTTAAATGAGACAACACGATAGCGTCCAGTGCGTCGGCTAATTGTATTGAATCTGTTAGGTCAAATGTAATTTTCATACCTCTACTCCTTCGTTATGCAAGTCTAGCTCGTCAATGTCTATCTCGGATTCTTTTCCGCTAGGTAGCTTACCTATGATGGATGTTGGGAAGTGTCCTGTTTTAATTACTTCAACTACGCACTCGCCTTTTTTCCACCATACCCACCTTGGCATCGTTCGTTTGCTTTTCATGTTGTTACCCTTTCTTTGGTTGTCTGAATCCATTGGGCACTTGACCCGCAGTAAGATTTTGCATTACTAACATAAGCTGTTCGATTACTTTCTCGTGGTCGTCAAGCCGTTCCTGTAAATTAAGTATGCCATGATGCATTGCTGATAAAGCCTTACGTAGTTCTTCGTTAGTTATTTCTAATTGCTTTACTTCTTCTACTTCGGGGTGTGTCTTATCCATTTTATTCACCTTTTAAGAATTCAATCGTTGGGGTTTCTTTACGCAAGGCATAATATTCAAGCTGAACCTTTGCGCTGTTAATCATCTTGCCTGCTACATTAGCAAGTTCACCTGCTTCTTTTGGTTTAATATCACCAACCATAAGTAAGTCAAATACTTCTGCTAATTCATTTCGTAGTGTTGTTATCGTTTTCATTTTTGATTCTCCTGTTGATTAAGATTTGTAACCGTTTTGCTTCTATAAGTTGTTGTGGTACGTCTACTTTTACACGCATTAATTGTTTTACGTATGCATCGGATAGCCTTTCTACTTTTCGTTTAGAATTACGAATATCGTTTGCTCTCACCTTATCAATATTTTTTACTCTGTATTCTTTAACGTATTCGCATTTTTTCTTGCGCCCCTCAATACTATACCTTCCCGTTTCTCTAACTTTAACTTGGTTATCTTTTGCCCATTTAGTTGCTAACTCTTTGGTGCATGTTTTGCACCTGTAGTATCCCCCTTTATACTTTGGGTATGGGTAAAATTCCGTAAGCTCTTTAGTCACATTACATTTTGGGCACATTTTCATATCAGTCACCGTATTTAGTCTGCAACAACAACTCGCAGTAGTGTATTGCTTTCTTGATATCCTCTGCGCCATTCTTTGCGTGGTGTCGGCATACATACTTAACTATGTTGCCCTCTAAAAAGCCCAACTCATTAGCCACTATAAACTCGACTGGTTGTATTGCCATCTCAGCATAATGACTGCCACCCACCTGCCTAGCTAGCGCGTTTTCCTCATCATACATGTCTGTCATTCCGTCGCTCATTCCATTCTCCTATTAAAAACATACATATCATACCTAACCCAAAGGCTTGCCAGTAGCACTGGATATACTCAATCACCATGTTTACCATTAGCCATGTCCCTCGCATCTCGTTCTGCTTCTCGTTGAAAGCGTAGGTATACATTCTCTACTAGCTGACCCAAATTATTGTTCGTCGTGTTAGGCAAACTCAGAACTATTCTACGCACTGATTCCCCAAAGCTTTCAACATTCTTATTGTCTAGTTTTTCCATTAGAAATTACCAAACAATGCCATGCTACTGCCAATGCCCACTTTAGTTGTTCGCCCACGGCGCTCTGATTTTGTCGCAGGAATTTGTTCTCGGTCTAATAGATTAATAACCCTAGTAACACTTTGCACAAGTTTTTCGTTATTTGTAGGTATCACAACTGGTAGGTCAGATACAGGTTTTACATAAGGTTTTGCCGCGTTGTATACATACTGCCGTTTACTATCAACTATGCGTTTCATACGGACTAAGTGCCCATTCAGTGATAGCCATTCCAAGTATCGCTTACCCTTTTCAAATAACTGTAGGTCGGTTACGCAAACACTACCTAAAACATCTTTACGCGCCGCGACATAGTTATACACAATCTCTCTGTTGTTATTTACTTCGGCATCAATCTCGGCTTTCTTTCTAGCTGACCGTTCTCTTTCTAACCCATCTGATTTTTTACTCATCATCCCCTCCATACGCAGTAATACCTGCATCTCGTTTTCGTTTCTCGTTCATCAATGCGTCTGCTATATCGTAAGCAGACTTTGCGCATCCTAGGTAAGTGCTATACCCTTCTCTTACTACCAATCCATTCATAGCAAAAGCCGCAAACAAATCCCGTTCGTTAAACTCCTCCATCTGTCTTCCTTTCTATCGGCTTCGCCAGCAAATACTTATCACCCATACTATCAATCACCGCCTGCACTCGCTTTGCGCGGTTAGGGTCGGGCTCAACCTGTATGCCATATAAGTTTTTGTATGCCAGTCCATGGCCGTATTCGTCTATTAGTTTGTTTAGATAGTCAAACATTACTTGTTCTCCTTTTCTGACACTGGTTCTTTTCGTCTTAGCTCTAGCAATTCTTTTGCTTCGTATAGCATTGCTATCAACCGCTTGCCTTTCCCCTCATGAAACCATGCCGCATTGGTCCAGTATACTAGCGAGACCATTAACAACGCGGGGGCCCACTGGCTTGAGTAAGCGAATACACCGATGCCTACTAAGTAAACTAGCATGAGACCCACTCGCGCCCAACTTAACTTTACTGTTACTTCCATATCATTCTCCTTAATCATATATCCAAAAGATTGTATCATCCACGCGCTGACCTATCTCCTCATACCCATCGGGTGGTGTTAGCATCTTAAGCGCCGATAGCTTTGTTCGTAAATCATCGGGCATATTAGCTTCGCTTGCATAGACAGTCGTGGATGAATTCGACCCTTTGAATTCCGTGCTGAATTGTTTCAGCTTAACTGTCATATCATCGTTCAACTGGATTTCATACACATAATTCTCCCCTTGTTATGTTGGTTAACCATACTACACTCATTTATCGCCCTTGCCTAGTCCCCATTGGTAGTGGAATTTCGTCATAGACTGTGCCCTCTTTATATATTTGTGCTTTTATTTGAGGGTATGTGTATGGCCAATAGCGTTGATACACTATAGCCGATAGTAGTGATAAGTAATTATCCTCGGGGAATGCTTCGGGGTTAGTGTAAAATTCATGTCTTATTCTTGCGCCCTCTCCCCAAGCAAGGCTATTATCTTTAGGCACTTCCATACCTAATACTTCCATAAACCCCCGAGCAAATGTAAGAAATGGTTGATACTTTGCACGAGCTGCCTTTGATTCTACCCGATTGACCTTATTCTTGGTGGGCACTACCGCATTCGTTACCTCATACGGCCCACCTCTGCAATCACTAATAATTAATGAGTTATCGCCTACGATATAGTATTTCCGTAACGCCCTATCGTATAAATGAACCATTGATTGTATTCTGTATGCCTGCCACCACATCGGCATACACGCATTGATAAATCCAGTCGTTGATTGGGTAGCATACCCACCTGTTTTAACTTCTAGCTCACCATTACGATGATATATCACACACTCCGTGCCATAAAACACACATGCATATGTATCGGCATCAATCTTTGCTACTCGCACATGCTTTTGATTACGGCTATTGATTGGGCGAATGTCGCGCTGTGTGCCACGGTCTTTCTCCCTAATAGGTTTAACCTTATTGTATAAAGTTTCTAACTGCTCAAAACTTTCGATATTAAAATCAAATGAATTTCCAAATGCCATGTTATTCTCCTAATATAATTGATTTAACGATACGCTCTGCGTTGTCTCTTGCACCCCGTTCAGTGAGGTGATACTGTGCTACGGAATATACAGCGTCTACCCCATCGATAGTAAATGTCCATCCTTCCGAATACTTATCATCACTGATGTCATCAAGTCGGGCAACCCTAATATTAATTCCCCTTAGTTTCATTACTGATTCCAACAATTCTTTATCCATTCCTCATACTCCTCTGTTGATGTGCGAACTTCATCCTCTGATTGTAGTGCCCGCAATATGTCATGAAAATAATCCTTGATGATACTTAGTAACTCCTCCTCAAATGCTTCGTTTACTTCATCAGGCTCGGCGGTATATAGCGGGCTCACTTGCATACCCTTAAAGAACCCTTGAGTAAACTCAAAGTCATCGTTCCAGTAGTCGGTCGTGTCATACTCTCTTACTGTTAAGTTATCATTGCGAGTTACTGTCCACTTAAACTTAATCATGTCATCGCGTAGCATCTCTGTATAAACGAATGACACCTTAGCTAATCGGTCGTAGTGCGCATTAACAAACTTAGGATAGTCCTCGATATACCCATTGCCTGCACATTGGTTATGATACAAATCAAAGTAAATTTCCCTAGGCTCAATCGCTATTCCTAAGTCGTTACTGGAATACTCACACTCTGATTGTAGTAACCAATCCCACCATCCATCATCTGCCCACTGCATCTCAAGCCATTCCTCATAGCTTGGTGGTTTAACTGCTAACTCTGCGGTCATATCCATACCCTCCCATAATCCATGCTTTGATTGAATGCGTGGGCTTATCTGCCCTACGCGCTATCCGTTTATAACTAATGCCCTCGAACTGTAACTTAATCAGTCGGTTAGGTTCTATGTTCATTTTCTTTTCTCCATTGCCTTAAGTCGGCTTGAACTAAATCAGTAACCTCACTGCCCGCGTTTAGTTTTGCCATTGCTTCAAAGAACTCAAAGCATTCATTCGGTGTATTAAACCCCCGCGCTTTGTAGTATTGATGCAATGTATAGTTTGCTTTAATAAGGTTCTCTGATTGAATTCCCTCTATCCCCGCCAACCATGTCGATGCTACATTTGATGGTGCGGAAGTTGTCAGTGTGATTGTTGATGCCATTATGCTGTCTCCCTAATTGCTTGTAATGCGAGGTCGGTTAGGCTGTATGAACTGACACCTTTAGTAGGTTCGCGCTTTAGATATCCCTTTGTCTCATATTCAGTTAATACAAAGAAACGAAGCATTTCAGCTTCAATTAGTTCATCGAAGTTTACGCAATTCTGCCCCCATAACATTGCCCATATGCGTAGCCCCTCAAGAGCGGATGATGGTATATACATATTAGATATCCTCCATTCTTACAGTCTTGCCATGCTCGGCTACGATATCGGTAGTCATAACCCACATCGCGGGGATAGAAAATACAGGGAAGCTGTCTACATAACCATCGGATAACAACACCACGCACTCATGGTTGAGGTTCTTATTTAAGGACAACCAATCCGCTACGCATTGTGGTCTTGTGCCACCACCACCTACTGGCTTAAGATAACTCTCGATATTATCTAATTGGTCTTGCTCGAACGATTGCACACTGCATACTTCCATATCCCACCATAGGATATCAATTCCAGCAGGCTTGAGCTCCGCGCATAACTTTTTAATCTCGCCCATGAACCTAGCCAACTGTTCACCCCAAATAGACCCCGATGTATCGGGTGCAATCGCTAGTCTGCCCGTGGTATTTGATATCGAGCCGGGGAAATAACCTACATCAAACATACGGCGATTGAGTTTAGACCAACTGCTTTCGTCGCGCCCCGCCATACGCTCTTTAATAAACTCGGCTAACTCACTTGCCCAATCAACCTTGCCCTCGAGTAGGCCATCTATCATGCGTGGCTTATCCCCACCCATCTTACCCGCTAGCTGTCTACCTTGCCGTATCGCTATCTCGATGTCTTTCTCTATCGTGGCCTTGTCATCGTCTGACAAACTATCCCAGTCATGTTCATCCATGCCACCGCCTTGAGGGTAACCCTCCGTAATTCGATTGCCTTGACCATCCCTATCCACCACTCGACACTGGTTCTGACTGTTTTCACCGTCGCCCTCACCCGCATCGTCGCCCTCGCTATCTTGAGGTTGTTGCTTATACTGCTCGAGGTCTTTGAATATCTCAACGACAGTCATCTTGTCATACTTAGGATTGTATAACCCACCATCAATCATCTTAATGAAGCCTGTCTTATTGTCCTGTTTGATTAACTCATTGTTAATCCAGTAATCACAAGCCGCATTAGCGCGCTGACCATCTAGTGTGTGTAACTGTTTGTATATGAACATATGCATAGCTGCTTTGTGCATTGTCTCATGTAAGATTAGAAAGCGTAGTTCCTCGTCGGATAACGGCTCACAAAACTCACGGCCATACCACACATTCTTACCATCGGTGCAAGCGGTCGGCATGGTCTCTGATACTTCCCATTTACCAAAACACATCACACCACCCAATGCCATCCATGCCTTGTTACCCATGATGGCAATGTTTTGTTTCTTAATTCGTTTTACTAAGTCCATCTCTATCTCCTTAATTAAGGTTCTTAAATAAGAACCGATTACCAACCTAACTTATCAGACAACTCGTCTACCTTTGCTTTCACTGCCTTGCGCACACCATCACTCTCGCGCACATCTTTCATATCCACACCATGCAAGGCTTCCTCTAACTCTTTACGAGCCCAGTCAAGGTCTTGGTTATGTGTTACATTCATAACAGAAAGCAGGCTACATAACTCAAGCGCGTTATCAAGCACGCTGTCCCTAAGAACTTTCTTTTGTCCATCGTCGTTATCGCTGAACCTGTCGCTGATATGCTTAGTTACTTTATACAACCTAGTCCATAAGTCCTCCATCGCTTGGGTTGTGCGCTCACTGTATACACGCTCATACTCGGCCTCTAACTCTGTGGCTATCTCGTGGCCTACATCTACGCGGAAATCACCACGCTCGGGTAATGGTGTAAAGAAAAAGGTAAAGCCAAACCGCCTAGCTATATCATTAACATCGGGGTATTCTGTGCGGTCAAACATCGTGCCCATCTTAAAGGCTTGCGCTGATACTAGGTTGGGATACATTGCAACGAAGTCATTGGATAACTTATTGAACTCGGTCGTCATGTCGTTGAGCCAATCCTTTACCGCTATGAAGTTACGGATATCTACTAGGCGCTGACCGCTATCAGACCACGGCAATGTCTTTGTGTAGAACTCCACACGCGCTGATGCTACCCACTTCTGTATCTTTTCTAACTGCTCAACACCCGCAAGTAAACTCTTATTGAACCTACCCGCGCCATCATCTGCGCCCTTTGCGGTCGTTACTTCTTTTGATACTTTCTTATCCAGTTTACGAAAGCTAGGCACACGAATGTTTAGCTCTACTAGAATTGCTTGGTTGCTTAGGTTAATTTTGTCCATCTCTATTCTCCATTGTTAATACGATTTATCATTTGATTGTAACTATCCTCATTACTATTCCAGTCAGTATGGTCTAGCAAGTCGGGCTCTAATTCATACAACACATCAAGCAAGCGCATAAATACATCAAGTCGTGCTATGCGTTCTTTCTTACTCATGATGTTCTCCTTAGTAATCACAATAAATGTTAGTGTCTGTTGATAAAAAATACTGCACATCCTCACCACCACTTTCGTTCTCGATGTCGCCCGCCTCCTCACCGATACGAACGAACTCCCAGTTAAGGCCTGCCTCCTCGGCATCATGTATGAACTTATCCCACGCTTGAACATCGGGGTAACTGTCATACCACTTCCAGTCATCCCCTTGTAAGTCTAGGATTTTAAATACTTGCTCGGTGCTACCATTCGCGAGGGGTTGACCATAGGTATATTTCTTTTCAGTAAACTTAAGGCTTTCACCGAACCCATCCCATATGATGTTATTGATTAACTTCTGCCCCGCTATGAACGCATCAAACAACTCGGCATCGGTGCCATACACGCAACTTCTTACTTGACTTCTGTAACCCATACTATTCTCCTAGTTTAAATACATCGTAACCAATATCACTTTCAAGGTTGGGCACTATCTTTAGGTTTGTTTCCAATGCCACATTGAAATCATCGAGGAACTTACGCGCCTCTGTATACCTAACCTTGTCATTGCCATATCGCATTTTCCACATGGCTTCGAAGTCCTCCTTGTTAGCGATACTCATTATACGAACTCCTTAGTGAATGTTTGAACCCAGTCGCGCATACCTTTCGAACGCATTGCAACTGTCGGCTTGGATTTAAAGATTAGTCTACCTGTTACCGCTTGTATCTCGGCCTCAAGTCTAGTCATATACTTTGTTGTGGCATCCGCATTGTCGTCAGCTAAACCCGATGCAAGCCGTGTCGATAATAACAACTGACTTGCTAGGCTATCGGGGATACGCGCATTGTTGGGGTCGGAATAAATAGACTTGCGGGTAGGTAAGCTGTCGGCCAATTCTACTGTCGCCCATAACTCTGCAGTAGCGGGTGCACCTATCGCACCACATATATGAGCCATCGCTTGTTCCTTATTTAAGAACCCTGCTTCCATCTTGTCTAGCGTATTACTTGCAAACCAAAACGAACGATTGGAACAGAACTGCTTGGTGTTAGTCTTGGGATTGAATATATATTTGTTTGTGGCTAACTGCTCTGCATCAAGGTCGCGGTATGACTGGCACACCTCGGGGTTCTCGCCTATGAAATAGATTAGCGTTCCGTTCATACCATATGTTGTGCCGAACTGAACCACCTCGGAATGGCTAGGCTTACGCACTTCCAATGTAGATACGCGGTTATTCATGTGAGCGGGGAATGTATCGCCAACACCATCTGTTGATAAGTTACTGGTAGAAAACACCACCGAACCCTTAGGGATTGGCATGCTTGATACTGTGCGCTCTAATAAGAACCTAGTAACCATTGGCTTTGCCACGCCTTGCACCTTGCCTATCTCGTCAATCATGTATAGCTGTGGCTTATCGCTATCTAAATGCCATTCATCCGCGAATGCTTTCTTTGTCTTGCCATCTACTACGCTAGGCATATAGAAGTCGGGGAAGTCTAGCAATGGTGCATCGATATACACGCACTGGTCTTGCCCCCAACCTAGCTTGGCTAGGATGTCATTACGCAAACTAGACTTACCAATTCCCGGCTCGCCTACTAAGATTGTTGTTGTGTGGTCGCCTGTTGCCGCGATGATTGCACTAGCATCGGCTAGTGATACTACATTACTGATACCTTCCATTTCTATTCTCCTTGGTTAAAGTCTGATGGTGTTACTACTGGTTGTGTTAATGCTTTCTGCAATCTATCTATTAGTTCTTGCATTTCCTCGGGTGTGTTGCCTAACAAGAACGGCTCACCATAGCCTGTTGGCTTGCCTTTCTTATCATAGTGAACCTCGACAAATCGGTATGTTGAAAAGTCGGGGTCGTCGTTCGCTTGAAAAAGCACTCTGTGGTTCCATGTAAACATTGCTATTCTCCTATCGTTTAATTGATTTAGTGTTATGTGGTTTAGCTCTTGTAAGTCCTACAAGTCGGGACACCACCATTCCCTCCTGCGCTATGTATTGAGGTTCCTTGCTACACATGCCAGTTCAAGTAGCTCGTTCGCGTGTGGTTTATACCCACTCCAGACCTCTCTGTCCGATGGACTACGCACCATCGTTTGCGTTACTTCAATTCCTCCTCGTATGCTTGTATTACCAACTGCGCGAACTTGTCCAACACCTCAATGGCATTGTTTTCTGTCCAGTATGTTGAGTTATCAGTTACATCAATAACCCCCGCTTGTATTGCCAACTGTTCTATGTTCATTCTGTTTCCTCCTCGTCATCGTCGTTTACTTCCTCGGTTTTGTAGCTAACACCTACTAAGTATTTCTCAACCATGTCTTTTATCATCTCAGTCGCTTGTTCCTCTGACTGAGCATACCATGTAGCCCTAACTCTAATCATTTGCTATCCTCCTAAGTTAAAGTAAACAACTACTACTGCTATCACTACACATACCCAAAAAACTACTACATCTAACTGGTCATTAGTCATTTTTTACCTCCTCGATATCTGTTATTTCAAAAAAATTACCATCGTAAATATCTTTTAGATAAAACCCTTCATCGCTAGCTACTGTCTCTGCGTCAGCTTCATCGTATGCCCATACACGCTTGGAATAATAGACTTTTTCTGATGCCAGCACTTCATACTGTTTTTTGCCTAGCAGTTTCTGAACTGCATGTTCTGTTGTTTGGTCGCTCATAGCCACATCACCTTATAGTTTAAGTCCTCATATTTTCGTAATGCAACGGCAGACTTTAGCCAGCATGCACCACCACCGCGCGAGGGTGGGAACTCAACGATACCAAGGTATGGCTTAAGTGCGTGGCGACCTGTATGGCGCTTTGTTTTTATCGTGATTGTGTCGAGTGATGCTGTGCTTGTTTTTCCAAGGTTCTTATTTAAGAACTCGGGGTTGTTGGCATATGCCGTGAGTAATGCTGATTTCAAATCCATGGCTATTCTCCTGTTAAGTAAATAATACAAAGGTGCTATGTTATACAGACTAGAAAAACTAATCTAATCCATATAATAAGGCACTTTGTCCCCGCGTTTAGGCTTGTGCATTTTCTAGGGATTGTTACTACACAATAGTCCTATACTTACACGCGTTCGTGCCATGCGCGGGGTGTGCTTATCGGTTACCGAAAATATCTAAGTGCTTGAGCGATGTCGTGATACAGGTTTTTGTCTTATGGGGTAGCGCGCCTGCATAGTAGCGCGGGTTTATTATTAGTAGATGCTGTCGTGAATACTGACCGTCTCACCCTTTTGAGTTCATCCCAGTCCGCACGATTTACTTGATAGGCTTTGCTTACTGCCCGTTACTATATCTACTATGACTACTTACCTGTATGCGGTTCATCCGCACCATGTAGGCTGTCGCCTACACTTAAGTTCTTAAATAAGAACCTTTCGGTAACCATCCAAACTGTTAAAGAGCGGTGGGCGTGTGTTCTGCCCTTACTTACTAACTTACTAACTTACAAAACACCATTGTAGCACACTTCGGAACGAAAGTCAAGGCCCTTCCACGCTATTACTCGATAGTAGCCGTTCTTACTTAAAGTTGCTCCAGTAATTGTTCGTGTATATGAGGGGTAATCCTTGCTTGCGTCGCTCTATATTGTCATGCCTTTGCACATAGGGTTTGTGTTCGCCTTTCATATACATCCATATGATTGATGCCGTGGTGTAGTTATAGGTCTTGCCGTCTATCGTTACATGCACATAGCGTGATGTGATGGGTTTGCGTGATTTGTGCTTACCAAGTTTGCGAAGTATGCCTTGATAGGGTAGGTATTCGAACATGGCTAGAACTTGTCTTTGAGTTAAACGCATTTGTATCTCCTATTAATTAAATATTACGAGGTTCTTATTTAAGGACTTTCTACTAAAGTATACATTTTAGCGGATAGTTGTATATTTGTGAACGGATAGAAGTATATTTGTGAGAGAAATTTTCACAATATAAGGGCCTGTATATAAAGAGAAAAATGTGGTAGATGTATATCTGTGAAAAAGTGAATGGATTTTAAAAGTATGAACTGGGCAGAATAAGCAAACAGTCTTTTTCACAATATAAAAAGCACAAGAAAAATTATTATATTCTTTTATTAAAATATTTAATAACTTACTACAAATGAAGCTACTTTCGGCCATGGGCTTGGGTTTCAGAGCATTCACAAATTGAAAATGAAACTTTCACATTTTCACAAATATACTATTAGGCCTACGATTATCCGCGTTCGTCTTAAATGTATCCGTAAACTACCCGAAACATAACCTTTCACAAATATACTTTTAGCAGTTCTTAAATAAGAACTTCATTTTCCTCTTGACACGAAACGCATAGTATGTATTCGATTGTCTTAAATGTCTCCGTATGTTCCACGATAAGGTTCTTAAATAAGAACTTCGCTATGTTTTGTCGCGTTACGCGCGCGTCTTACGCAGGCTAGCTTTTAGGAACCAGTGTCCCACTGGCCTTCAATTCTACGCAGTCAGTTCAGCTACGCAAAACCATAAAGCTTAGTTTTGCTCCGCAGCCCCGCCTGCTGAATTGACACTGGTTCCTGACCCCCAAAAATTAGGGGCAAAAAAATACCCCGCTTTCGCGGGGCTTGTTGGTTATAAGTTATAAATTGTTTCGTATAATTGTTTTCGCATCATCTGAAAGCAAGCGTATTGATAAGGCCTAAGTTTTTTCATGGTGTGTTAAAAGCCCCTTGCGGGGCTTTTTTCCTTAATTAAGAACCTATTTAGTTTCTGTTTCGGCATCTAACACGATGCCGTCATCTGATGCTAACGCCTTGATTTTGGCCACGCGGTTTTGCGCTTTTTTGTTGTCTTTAAATTCTAGTGAATTTAAATACATTGCCTTAACCAATTTTTCGTGAATTTCAGCTGGTGTTGGCTCTTCTTTTTCGCCGTTGATAGCGGCGCGCGCACCTTTCAGAATGTAGCTAATGTTTGGCTCGGTCTCGCGTTTTGCCGTTTTGCCTTTTGCATTCCAAAAAACTAAGGCATCAAATTTGTGATTTGTTTCGGCCTCGCGGATTTTGGCAATGTTGTTAAACATTTGATAAAGCGCGCCATAGCCTGCTGTTTTGGCTGTTGGGATTTTTACGCGGTCTTTTACGGCCGCGGCCTTGTTGCTAGCCTTTACGCTTTCCTGAAAGCCTTTGAAAGTAGGCAATTCCGCACCGCTAAACAAGGCCATAATGGCGTTATGTTCTACTGTTGCGCCTACCTTGCCCGCTTGCTGGGCTTCGTTATAATCAAACGCTTTTGTTTCAACAGCGCGCTGGGTTGTTTCGTTTACATAATACATTTGTTGCACAGCCTTAGTGGCTGTTGTGTTGCGAGGTGCGCGAGGTGCGCGGGTTTTAACTGATTGTGTAGTCATTTTCTATTCTCCAATTAGGTAGGCGCGTCGCGCCCTTGAACCTGACAACCATTATACTGGATTTTCTAAGAAAAGCAAGGATTTTCTAGCCCTACCGCGCCCCTCACCCCCTACCCCCCAAAACTAAAATGGGTCCCATCTGCGCGCTAGTGCGCTCTATTCCACACAAATAATCACCAATATTTTCAAAATCGCACCTCGTTTTCACAAGGAACACCCCCCGTCAGCCAAAAAAGACCCCCACCCCCCATATAAATTTTGCGGTATATATGAAAAACGCGCTATAGGGAACACCCCCCGTCACAAATAGATTGCCTTTACCCAAAAAATTTGCTATATTCCCCCCACATTTGCTGATAACCCTTTGGTAACTAATGCAAAACATGAATGAACTACTGGATTACAGTCCAGACGAACCCGAATTATTTATTCCTGCCCTTGAACGGGTCGACGAAGACGACATACTCTTCGCTAAAGAACTTACCTACCGTGAGGAAATCAGAGCACGAGCAAGGTCAGCACTAGAACTCATGCAACATGGCATGCAGATTGACGACACCCCCGAAACTGACAAGATAGCCACTGCGGTATTCTCAGAAAAGCAAGAACTTGGTGCTAATAGAGAGAAACCAGACGTGATTTTGCGACTCGAAGCATTAATGACGGAGTATGACCACGAGGTTGTGCAGGATGTGGTGCAGGTTCGTCGGTTTATCATGAACAGATTGATGGAAGAGTCCCAACTTGGGACTAAATCGAGTGAAAGACTGAAGGCATTAGAGCTTTTAGGTAAAGTAACCGAGGTTGGCATGTTCACGGAACGCCAAGAAATCACAATTACCCATAAATCCACGGAAGAATTAGAGCAGGAACTCGAGAAAACATTGACGCTACTGCTAAATCCAGATACACAGACATACGAACCATCCCCAAAGGACGTAAAACCCATTAAAGACATAAAGATTAATCTCTAAATGAAGTTTACTCCTGAACAGTTGGTGCAGATTAAGGCAAACATCCACAAGTTACCCCCAGATAAGAAGGGTAAAGCCTTAGAAATACTAAAAGAACTACAAGCCCGTGGCGAAAACAAGATTGCTCACACCAATTTCTTGGATTTCGTTAAAAAAGTGTGGCCGGCATGCATACTGGGTAGGCATCACATCATCATGGCGCAGAAATTTGAGGCGGTAGCCAAGGGTGAGATAAAAAGATTAGCCATATCACTCCCACCACGACACACGAAATCAGAGTTTGCGTCATACTTACTACCGGCATGGTTCCTTGGTAACTACCCAGAGAAGAAAATCATGCAGGCGTCACACACCGGAGAGCTAGCGGTTAACTTCGGTCGTAAAGTACGTAACTTAATTGACTCAGAAATATACAAAGAGATATTCAGGGACGTCACACTGCAGACCGACTCTAAAGCTGCGGGTAGGTGGGGTACGAACAGAGGTGGGGTATATAACGCCCTCGGTGTTGGCGCCGGTGCAGCCGGTATGGGTGCGGACATATTCATAATCGATGACCCCCACAACGAGCAGGACATCATTAACGGGAACTTAGATGTTTTCGATAAGGCATGGGAATGGTATCAGTCAGGTCCACGTCAACGGCTACAACCAGGCGGCGGTATCATCGTGGTTCACACACGCTGGTCGAAGAAAGACTTGATTGGCAGACTGCTAGACTACGCAGAGAAGAACCCAGAAGCTGACCAGTGGGAATACATTGAGTTTCCAGCTATTGTTGGCGAGGATACAGACGAGGAAGAGTCGTTGTGGCCAGAGTTCTGGCCGCTACCAGAGCTGCAAAAGATAAAGAACACCATCAGTCCACACTTGTGGAACGCGCAGTACATGCAATCACCGACGTCAGAAGGTGGGGCACTGATTAAAAAGAATTGGTGGCAGATATGGGATAAGGAGTCACCACCCCACTGTGAGTTTGTGATTATGTCATTGGACGCGGCACAAGAGGCGACAAATCGTTCTGACTATAATGCCTTGACAACTTGGGGAGTTTTCTTTAACGAAGAAGTCAATAATTATAATATAATATTGCTAAATTCAATTAAAAAGCGTATGGAGTTTCCAGAACTGAAGCAAATGGTACTGGAAGAGTATAAAGAATGGCAGCCAGACGCCTTCATGGTTGAAAAGAAATCTAACGGAGCGGCGTTATATCAAGAGCTTCGTAGGATGGGTGTCCCCGCAGGGGAATTCACTCCAGGAAAAGGGCAAGACAAGATAAGCCGGGTCAACGCGGTGACAGACTTGTTTTCTTCTGGTATTGTGTGGGCTCCTGATAGACGTTGGGCTAGAGAAGTAATCGACGAGTGCAGTGACTTTCCTAATGGCGAGCACGATGACTTGGTCGACTCTACTACTTTGGCGCTAATACGATTCAGGCAGGGTGGCTTTATTAAACTACCAAGCGATGAACCAGATGATGATGTACTATACAGGTACAAGAAAAAGGCCGCATACTATTAAAAGGTTAAGTTATGGCAGGAATAGATGATATCATAAATAAACATCCGTCATTAGCGCCAATAGCTAATTTCATAGGCATGCGCAAGCAAGTTGAAGTTCCAGCGGAATTGCCGGATGCAGATTTAAGTGAATATGGTGGAGTATTAAGTAAAGCTAATTATAAAGATACTAATCCTTTATTTGGTATTCCTAAATCTACATTACCTAAACAATTACCAACTTCAATTCCTGTATATAGAGCAGACCCCGAAGGAAAATACGGCGGAAAAAACGGACTTGAAACGTTACCACAATCTCGGTTTCTTAAAGGTGGAGACCAACATTGGGAACAAACTAATGACCCTAATAAGGCTTCGGCATACAATAATTCGGAAAAAGCCATACAACAATTGTACAATTACGCTAGATTAAATGGTGCAGCACAGAAGTACGGATATCCAGCTTTATCACCCGAGGAAGCCGCAGCATTTGTATTAAAAGAAGGCCGAGCTGATTTAGGCCATAACTATGTCGCAGCTGGAAATAAAGCAGAAAAAGCGTTTGAGAAAACACTTATGGATACCTACAATCTATCAAAAAGCGATGCAAATTTTTTAACAGCTTTGTATATTAAAAAACAAACAGCAGATAGATTAAAGATTCCATTAGCAGAAGCTTGGAATGGCACAGGAGTTAATGAACTTGGGCAAACAGGAAAAGATTACGCGAGTAATTATCAACACCATTTAAACGCAGCGCGACACCCTAAAAATGCTCAATTATATGCGATAATACAACAAGGTATAGCCGACGGGTATAAACATGGGTTACCGTTAAAGAAAAATGCGGTACAGGATTCATTAAGTCATACAAAAGAAGAAAAGTATAAAAAAGGTGGCAAAGTTAAATTGCCTAGTGGACATAAAAAGGGCGGAAGCTCAAGTTTAATTTAAGGATTAAGACATGGCAATTGACAAAAGTTTATCACAAGCCCCACAAGGACTTGACCAATTAGATGAGTTAGATAATAGCCCAGCTCTGGAAATTGAGATTGAGGACCCAGAAAGCGTCACTATTGGCGTGGATGGCAAACCTATTCTTACTATTGAAGAAGAGATAGACGAGGATGCGTTCAATGAGAACTTAGCGGAAAGCATCGATGAGCGTGTCTTAGCAACCCTAGCGTCAGAACTTATTGGTGACTTTGAGAACGATGTGTCTTCTCGTAAGGATTGGATACAGACTTATGTTGATGGCCTAGAGCTATTAGGATTAAAGATTGAAGAACGCAGTGAACCTTGGGAAGGCGCATGTGGTGTGTATCACCCGCTATTGAGCGAAGCCGTCGTTAAGTTCCAAGCAGAGACAATGATGGAAACGTTCCCAGCTATGGGTCCGGTAAAGACCGAGATTATCGGTAAAGAAACACAAGAGAAGAAAGAAGCTGCACAACGAGTTCAAGATGACATGAACTATCAGCTGACAGATGTAATGAAGGAATACCGCCCTGAGCACGAGCGTATGTTGTGGGGCCTAGGTTTAGCAGGTAACGCCTTTAAGAAGGTGTATTTTGACCCATCACTAGACCGTCAAGTATCTATGTATGTGCCAGCAGAAGATGTGGTGGTTCCATACGGCGCATCCAGCTTAGAGTCAGCAGAGCGCATTACCCATGTAATGAGGAAATCAAGCAACGATATCCGTCGATTACAACATGAAGGCTTCTACCGTGACGTCGAGTTAGGTGAGCCAGCAATGGTTATGGACGAGGTAGAGAAGAAGATTGCTGAGAAGTTAGGCTTCCGCGCTACTACCGATGACCGCTTTAAGCTATTAGAAATGCATGTTGACCTTGTGTTAGAGGGCGATGAGCATGTGGATGACGACGGCGAGCCAACAGGTATTGCACAACCGTACATTGTTACTATAGAAAAAGGCACTACCACTATATTAGCTATCCGCCGTAACTGGAGACCGGACGATGACCGCCAACAAAAACGCAATCACTTCGTTCATTATGGATATATTCCTGGGTTTGGTTTCTACTGTTTTGGGCTTATCCATCTTATTGGGGCTTTTGCTAAGTCTGGCACTTCTCTTATTCGCCAGCTTGTTGATGCAGGTACACTATCTAATCTACCGGGCGGTTTTAAAACTCGTGGCTTACGTGTAAAAGGCGATGATACTCCTATTGCCCCAGGTGAGTTCCGTGATGTAGATGTACCATCAGGCACTATGCGTGACAACATCATGCCACTACCATACAAAGAGCCTTCACAAGTTCTTATGGGCTTATTAGGCCAAATCGTAGAAGAAGGTCGTAAGTTTGCTGGCGCAGCTGAACTACAAATGTCGGACATGTCAGCTAATGCCCCAGTAGGTACAACCCTAGCGGTATTGGAAAGAACATTGAAAATGATGAGTGCAATTCAAGCACGTATTCATTACTCAATGAAACAAGAGTTCCGTTTACTTAAAGACATCATCCGTGACTACACACCAGAAGAGTACAGCTACGAGCCATCAGAAGGCGACCGCCGTGCTAAACAGGCTGATTACGACATGGTTTCAGTTATACCTGTATCTGACCCTAATGCAGCTACAATGGCTCAGAAAGTGGTTCAATACCAAGCAGTTCTACAGTTAGCACAATCAGCACCGCAACTATATGACATGCCGTTATTACATCGTCAGATGTTAGACGTATTAGGCATTAAGAACTATCAGAAACTTGTCCCATCACAAGACGATATGAAACCGCGTGACCCAGTCACAGAGAATCAAAACATCTTACAAAACAAACCAGTTAAAGCGTTCTTATACCAAGACCATCAAGCGCATATCGCCGTGCACATGGCCGCAGCGCAGGACCCGCATATACAGCAATTAGTTAGCCAAAACCCACAAATGGCACAAGCTATTCAAGGCGCGTTATCTGCTCATATCGCAGAACACTTGGGTTATGAGTATCGCAAACAAATTGAGCAAACAATGCAACAAGCGTTACCGTCATACAGTCAACCAGGGCAAACCGAAGACGACAATCAAATTGGTATTCCACAAGAGATTGAAGTTCAAGTGTCTCAATTGGCAGCTAAAGCCGCTCAACAGATATTGGCACAGAAACAACAACAGGCTCAACAAGCTCAAGCGCAGCAACAAGCACAAGACCCAATTATCCAAATGCAACAGCAAGAGGTTCAAATTAAAGCTCAAGATTTGGAACGTAAAGCGAAGAAAGACGCCGACGACTTTGCTATTAAGCAAGCACAGTTGGCTGTGGAACGCGAACGAATTGCTGCACAACAAGAAACAGCTGGCGCTCAAATGGTAATTAAAGCGCAGGAAAGCAGACAAAAACTTGCCCATTCAGGCGAAGCAGAAGGCGCTCGTATGGGGATGGACATACATAAATACCGTATGAATTTACAACAACAACGTGAAAACGCGACTAATCAAGCTGAACATCAACGTAAGCTAGAAGAGATGCGTCAAAACGTACAACAAAAACTAGCGGAATCTTCCGCACAACCCAAACCAAAACCAAAACCACAGAAAGGTGAGTAATGGACAAAATATTCGACGTTCTACTATCAGAATACAAAGACCGAATGGACATGCTATCAGACGCATTGCTACGCGGTAATTGTCCAACCATAGAAGAATATAGATACATATGCGGTCAGCTACGAGGTCTCGAAGCTGCATGTGCCATAATTGCAGACCTCAAACATAGACAGGAGCACTCGGATGAGTAACCTTAACTCAGCCCAAGCTATTGACCTTTCGGGGATAGTTAGCAAGGCGAGACAAGAAGCAGCAATAGAGTTAGAAGAAGGTGATAAAGAAAAAGCAGCCCAACTACCAAAACCAACTGGGTACCATATTCTTTGCGCAATTCCAGAAATGGAAAAGGAATTTGAAAGCGGCTTAGCAAAAGCCGATATGACGATTCAACGCGAGGAAACACTAACTACAGTCCTATTTGTAGTAGACCTTGGCCCAGATTGTTATGCCGACCAGGAAAAGTTCCCAACAGGTCCTTGGTGCAAGAAAGGCGATTTTGTACTTATTCGTCCTAATTCTGGCAGTCGACTGTTAATACACGGTCGTGAATTCCGTTTAATCAATGATGATACCGTAGAGGCAGTAGTAGATGACCCGCGTGGTATCAGCCGTAAATAAAGGAAACAATAATGACTAAACCAAATTTTAAAAAAGATGAGTTTGCATTTCCGGACGAAATCGAAGATAACATAGAAATTGAAGTAGAAGGTGACGAAGTTGACATTGAAGTTGTCGACGATACTCCTGAAGATGACCGCAACGTTGAACCACTAACTGAAGACGTTGTAGAAGAATTAGAGACCGCAGACGAAAAAGCTGAGTATTCTAAGAACGTTAAAACCAAGTTTAAACAATACAAGAAAGCTTGGCATGACGAACGTCGTGAAAAAGAAGCAGCTTTACGGGAGCAACAAGAAGCCTTAACAATGGCCCAAAAGATTTTAGACGAGAACAAGCGTTTAAAAACTATGTTGCAATCTGGCGAAAAAGAATTAATAACCACATATCAAACTTCAGCTGACTTAGAGCTAGAAAAAGCCAAACGAAACTACAAAGAAGCCTATGATTCAGGCGATTCTGACAAGTTATTAGAGGCTCAGGAAGAAATGTTAGCTGCATCTTTTAAAGTAGATAAAGCAAAAAATTTCAAACCTACTGTACAAGTCGAAGAAAATGATGTACAAATAGCACATAAACAGGTCCAACAACCTCAAATGGATTCCAAAACAGCTGAATGGCTGACGGAAAACCCTTGGTTTGTAGACCCGGATAAAGATTACATGAGTGCATTTGCTCGTCGAGTGCATAATAAGTTAGCTGAGCAATATGGCCAATCCTACGTAGGGACTGATGCATATTACAAAGCAATCAACAAAGAAGTACAACGCAAATTCCCCGACGAATTTGACGACATTGAACCACAAAACGATGAGCCTAAAGCTCAACGCACACAAAAACTTAGCACGGTTGTCGCTCCAGCTAAACGGAGTACCGCCTCAAAGAAAGTGGTTTTAACAAGAACGCAGATAGCTTTGGCAAAAAGATTTAATCTTACCCCTGAGCAATATGCTCGTGAACTAACTAAATTGGAGGCATAATAAAATGGCTGAAAACAGAACACCCCGTGAAATTCAAACTCGTATCGCTGATGAGCGCCCTAAGCAGTGGCAAGCTCCTGAACTCTTACCAGAGCCAGATAAACAATCAGGTTACGCGTACAGATGGATTCGTGTTTCAACTCTAAATAATGCAGACCCACGTAACCTATCAGGCAAATTGCGTGAAGGCTGGGAACCTGTAAAAGTTGAAGAACAACCTAAATTCCAACTGCTAATCGACCCGAATAGTCGTTTTAAAGACAATATCGAAATCGGTGGATTATTATTATGCAAGACTCCAGAAGAGTTTGTGCAGCAACGTACGGACCATTATACGAAGCAAACACAAGCGCAAACAGAGGCTGTAGATAATAATCTTATGCGCCAAAGTGACCCTAGAATGCCTATTTTCCAAGAACGAAAATCCTCTAGCTCATTTGGCAAAGGTAGTTAATTTTAATTTTATTAGGAGATTTATATGGCATATCCAACCGTATCCGCTCCCTATGGCTTTAAACCGATTAACCGTTTAGATGGCTTACCATACGCAGGTGCTGTTCGTCAGTACCCTGTAACATCAGGTCAAGCAATCTACAATGGTCAACCAGTTGTATTAGTTATAGGCGGCACAGTATCAGGTGATTCAGATTTAACAGCAGGTGTTATTCTTGGCGTTGCAGTAGGTGTTCAATACACAAACTCATCTGGTCAAACAGTACAAGCGCAATACGCACCAGCTTCAGGCGTAACTAACGTTATCGCTTATGTAGTTGATGACCCATTTGCGTTATACAAAGTAGCACTTACAGGTAACAACTCAACCATTACAGCTGCAGGCAAAAACATCGTCGGCACAAACGTAACAGGTATTGTTGGTACTCCTGATGCAAATACTGGTAACGCAACTTCATCTATATTTGGCGCTTCAGCTGCTGTTACAGCAACTTTCCCGTTCCGTGTAGTAAGTGTAGTTCCAGAAACAGCGACAGGCGCAGATGCATTCGTAGAATGTATTGTTAAGCTTAACTTGTCACAACTTCTATCAACCACTGGCCTTGCTGCCGCCTAATTAAGGAGATAATATATGGCTATTTCACGCGCACAGCTCCTTAAAGAGCTACTACCAGGTCTTAACGCATTATTCGGTTTAGAATATGCCCGTTACGGTCAAGAACACGAAGAGATTTACGAAACTGAATCTTCAGAGCGTTCATTCGAAGAAGAAACAAAATTGTCTGGCTTCTCAGCCGCACCTGTTAAAAACGAGGGTTCTGCCATCGCTTATGACAATGCTCAAGAAGCTTGGACTGCTCGCTACAACCACGAAACAATCGCGTTAGGCTTCAGCTTAACCGAAGAGGCTATTGAAGATAACTTGTATGACTCATTGTCTGCTCGTTATACAAAAGGCTTGGCTCGTGCTATGGCATACACCAAACAAGTTAAAGCCGCAGCTGTATTAAACAACGGTTTCAACACCTCTGGTTCATACAACGGCGGTGATGGTGTTCCATTGTTCTCTGCTTCACATCCACTTGTTGCAGGTGGCAATAATAGTAACATCCCATCAACCCCAGCAGACTTGAACGAGACTTCTCTAGAAGCAGCCGTAATTCAAATCGCAGCTTGGACTGATGAGCGTGGTCTATTGATTGCAGCTAAACCGAAGAAATTGGTTGTTCCACCAGCATTGCAATTCGTTGCTACTCGCTTGTTGGAAACTGAACTTCGTGTTGGTACTGCTGACAATGACATCAACGCCATCAAGAATAACGGTTCTGTAGCCGAAGGTTACACAATCAATCACTTCTTGACTGACACAAATGCATGGTTCTTAACTACTGACGTGCCAAACGGTATGAAACACTTCGTTCGTACCCCATTGCAAAACTCAATGGATGGTGACTTCGATACAGGTAACGTTCGCTACAAATCTCGTGAGCGTTATTCATTCGGTTGGTCTGACCCATTAGGTATGTACGGTTCAGCTGGTGCTTAATAAACACTAGGTAAGATAAGAGGGAGCTTCGGCTCCCTTTTTAATGGTTTTCTGTATTGCATCATGTTTATAAAAGCGCAGAATGTGTACATGTGCACATCAATGTGTACACTCAATCGACTTAAGGAGATTCATCATGTGGACAACACCAGCAGCTACAGAAATGCGTTTTGGCTTTGAAGTAACTATGTACGTAATGAACAAATAGTCTAAACATTTGTTTAAACATAGGCGGTTAAGCCGACACTAGAGGATGTAGTAAGTAACGAGTTTTTCGGCTTTCTGCGTTACATGTAACAACTACCAAATCTACGCCTACCTTTCTGTAATTTGTTCTGCTTTCAATTGACGTTCTTCGTGATGGTGTTTGCGATGGCAATTGGCGCATAGTACTATGCATTTGGCTTCTATTTCTTCACGGGCTATCTTGTAGGCTCCGTTTTGTACTAATTCACTTATTTTTCTATTGGCCGGGTCTGGCACTACATGATGAAAATCTAATGCTGATGGATGGTTCTCTCCGCAGTTGGCACAAGCAAGTGTAGATTTATAGGCTTCCCATTGGATTCTTTTCTTTATCTTACCTAATCTAACTCGTTCAATCTGTGCAGGCTTGTTATCTTCATAATGTTTCTTAGAATATAGCTTTGCTTTTGCCTTGCGAACAGCTGGGTCTTTGTATGGCATGAATACTCCATTAATTAGTTGACACTTAAACAATAACATAGTATAAATGCCATATCAACCGGGAATATTAAATCCGGCCCATTAGACTGTCCCGGCAGACGCATACAAGACTAATGAGCTTACTTTGTATGGAGAAATTCAAATGGCTAACACCACATTCAGCGGTCCAATACGTGCAGGTAACATCCGCGACACAACAGGTACTACAGTAGGCACTAACATTGCTAACGTAGGTCAAGTTGTAATGGCACAATCACAAGCAATCACACAAGCTTCAGCAGTAACGACAATCGTAATCCCAGCAAACAGCCAAATCGTCGAAATGACTTTGTATGTAACCACTGCTTGGGACGGCGTAGCCTCAACCCTAGGTCTAGGTAACACAGCATTAGCAACTGCATACACTGCAGCTAACGCAGTAGCCGGTGGCACCGTAGGTATTGTTTCAGTAACCCCAGGCACAGATGCAACTCGCACATTGGCTTTTGTTGATGTAGGTACTACAGACGTTAAAATCGTAGTTACTTCAACTAACACTGGCGCTGGCGAAGGCTACTTAACAGTTCGTTACGTACAAGCTAACAACTTAGTTGCTTAATTAATCTAGGGGCTTCGGCCCCGCTTACAATCTAAGGAGATTAATTATGGCAATGCAATATGATGTAAAAGGTACATATCTAGCTGCTGGCGCTACCGCCGCAGTCTTCGCAGGTCCAGCTCGGATTAAAGGTATTGTAATTAGTCACCCAGTTGGTGGCGGTACACTTACACTTAAAAACGGTTCTGGCGGTACTACTGTATTCTTATTTACAGCTCCAGCTATAGAAGGTTCTATTAATATCATTGTTCCTGGCGAAGGCATACGTTGCGAAAACGGTATTTATGCTACGACAGCAGCTGGTGTTACGGCAACTGTATTTTACGGCTAAGGTGAAACATGAGTATAGAACGCGAACTAGCAGTACATGGAACTGAGATTAAACATCTACAAGCTGATATGGATAAACTGGTCCAGGATATGGAATCAATTAAAGCTACGCTTAATGACATTAACACTACCCTTGCGGAAGCTCGCGGCGGTTGGAAAGTCTTAATGATGGTTGGCGGTGCTGGCGGTGCGTTAGGCGCTTTAGTTACTCAATTTGCACATAAAGTATTTGGTTAGGAGTTAATATGATAGTAAACGAAAATGGTCATGGTAATAAGCCTGTAAAGCAAGAAAAACCGGTGGAAACACCGGTGAAGAAAGACAAGAGCAATGCCGAGCAAAAGTAAAACTCAGCGAAACTTTATGGCAGCTGCAGCACATAACCCTAAATTTGCTAAGAAGGTGGGTATCCCTACTAAAGTAGCAAAAGAGTTTAACGATGCTGACAAGGGCAAGACCTTTAAAAAAGGCGGTGTATCATTAGCCGTTGGTCGGGGTGAAAAATTAGCTACAGATAAAGGTGCTGGACTTACTGCCAAAGGACGCGCAAAATACAATGCAGCAACAGGGTCTAACTTAAAAGCCCCTCAGCCAGAAGGTGGCCCTCGTAAAAAATCGTTTTGTGCCCGTATGTCAGGTATGCCAGGCCCAATGAAAGACGAGAATGGCAAACCTACTCGTAAAGCAGCGTCGCTAAGACGTTGGAAATGTTAATAAGGAATTATTATGGCTAAAGAAAATACAAAGATGGACATGGCGCAAGACAAAGCGATGGTTAAATCTGCAATCAAACAACACGATGACCAATTACATGGTGGTAAAAAGACTACATTAAAACTAGCTAAAGGTGGTTCAGCTTCAGCCCGTGCGGATGGTTGCGCTACTAAAGGTAAAACAAAGGGTACAATGATTGCCATGTGTGGTGGCGGTATGTATAAAAAGGGTAAATAATCATGGCAGACAATAAAGCAAAACCAGTAATAAAACCTGTAAAGCCTGTAAAGCCTAAAATGGACGAAGAGGATTACGGCCCTATTCCGCCAGAGGCTGTGGATAAAAAACAAGACTGGACTAACCAAAAAGCTGCAGAGCAATACGAAAAAACAAAGAAATTTGCTAAAGGTGGTTCAGCTTCAGCCCGTGCTGATGGTTGTGCTGTTAAAGGCAAAACTCGCGGTAAGATGGTGTAATCATGCGAGCGTCTCGTGGTATGGGTGCAATAGCCCCTTCTAAAATGCCTAAGAAAAAGATTATCAAACGCAAAGATAATCCTGAAGACGTAGAGATGTTTAAAAAAGGTGGGAAGGTAAACTTACCCGCGAGTAAAAATGTCAATAAGGTTAAGCCTTATAGGAAAATTAAATAATGCGATGCTACTTTAGCTTTATTACTGGAGTGATGGTTGGGCTAGAGTTAGAGCAGGACAATGATTATAATTATTTAATTGTAGAGTTATTCATTGTGCAATTCGTATTTGAATGGGATAGATAAATTGGCAACTACAGGTACCACATCTTTTAATTTAGACCTCAACGACTTAGTAGAAGAAGCGTTTGAGAGGTGTGGTCACGAGCTAAGAACAGGCTATGACTTACGCACTGCAAGACGCAGCTTAAACTTACTTACTGTTGAGTGGGCTAACCGTGGCATAAATCTTTGGACAATCGAACAAGGCGCGATTGTGATGGCTACTGGACAGGCAGTATACCCGCTACCATCTAATACAATTGACTTGCTTGACCAAGTAATACGCCAAAACAACGGTACTACAAACCAGATTGATATCAACATCAACCGTATATCCGAGTCAACATACTCTACAATCCCTAACAAGTTAACACAGGGTCGCCCTATACAGGTGTGGATTAACCGCCAGTCAGGCGCATCAAACGCTACGACAGTGACTTTGAACGGTGGCATATCTGCTACAGACACTACAATTACAGTAAGCTCTACAGCTAACCTATCCTCATCAGGGTTTATACAAATTGATAACGAGGTTATTAGCTACCCAAATGTAAGTGGCAACCAGCTTATCAACTGTGCCCGAGGCCAGAACAATACTACCGCAGCGACTCATATAACAGGCGCTTCGCTAACTACTTTAAACCTCCCGTCAATTAATGTATGGCCAACACCAAATGCTCAGGGTAATCAGTACACCTTTGTTTACTGGCGTTTACGTCGTGTCCAAGATGCTGGTGATGGCGTTAATACACAGGATATACCGTTCCGGTTCTTAAACTGTATGGTTGCTGGCTTAGCTTATTACTTGTCAATTAAATTGCCGAATGTACCCATAGAGCGTATAACAGGTCTTAAAGCAGACTACGAACAACAATTCCAACTAGCGGCGGACGAAGATAGAGAAAAGGCATCAATACGATTTGTTCCTCGTAACATGTCATACACGAGGTAATCATGCCTAGTAAATACTCTAGTGGTAAACATAGTATTGCAGAGTGCGACCGTTGTGGTCAGCGCTATATGCTTAAAGAGCTTAAAAAGCTTACGATTAAAACAAAGCAAGTAAGTATTAAGGTATGCCCAGAATGCTGGGACCCTGACCAACCGCAGTTACAACTAGGTATGTACCCAGTTAATGACCCACAAGCGGTAAGAGAACCCCGTCCCGATACTAGCTACTTAGTGTCAGGTATTGGCCCAGATGGTAATCCAGAGGGCGGTAGTAGAGTATTCCAATGGGGATGGAACCCTGTAGGTGGGGCAAGAGGTCCAGATAGTGGATTAACACCAAATAACTTGATTGCTCAAGGACAAATTGGTACAGTAACGATACAAATAACTTAGGAGTATTATCATGGCATACAAATCAGGCGCCGATGGCGTAGCAAAACAAGGTAAGACAAAAGGTAGAAACTTAGGTGATTCAGGTCCAAACGTAGCAATTGAAAATGGCCCTAAATCTACAGGTAGTAAAGGTGGCAAAACTAATGCTGACATGAAGAAAATGGGTCGTGGCTTAGCTAAGATTGCTGCACAGAAAAAGGGATAATATCATGGGTAAATCAGCACAAGACTCAACAGGGTTTGTTTTTCCTACAGGCGGTGGTAGCGATATTGGCGTATATAAACAGCCAATGCCAAATGCGGATACGCAGCCAGAAAGCATTATCTCTAAACCAGGTAATGGCGTAAACGAACTAAACATTGCTGTAGGCAATACAAGCAAAGGTAATGTTAAAGGTATGAACCCTTACGGTACTGGCGAAATGCGTGGCTATGGTGCTGCAACTAAAGGCCGTAAAATTAGTGGAAAAATGGGCTAATGAACTACATAGAGCTTAGTCAAGCAATCCAATCATACGCGGAAAACACGGAGTCTCTATTTGTAGAGAACATTCCTACATTCGTGCAAGAAGCGGAAAGACGTATATTTAATACTGTTCAACTACCCTCACTACGTAAAAATGTGACAGGCACAATGACTAACGGTAACAAATATGTTGCGCTTCCTAATGATTGGTTGGCTAACTATTCTCTTGCAGTTATCGATGCAGCGGGTGCGTACAGTTATCTTCTAAATAAGGACGTTAACTTCATTCGTGAATCATACCCGACTCCTACATCAACTGGTCAGCCTAAGTACTATGCGGTATTTGGCCCTAGAATAGATGAGTTAAATGAGCTGTCTTTAATTTTAGGACCTACACCAGACTCAGCCTACGGCATGGAGCTTCATTACTTCTATTATCCAGTATCTATAGTTCAACGTCCTATAACTTTACTAGGTACGATAACAGGCGGTTCAGGGTACACTAACGGTACTTATTTTAATGTGCCACTAACAGGCGGTTCAGGTACTTCTGCATATGCTACAATTACGGTATCAGGTGGCGCAGTTACTGCGGTTACACTAGTAACCGGGGGGTCATTCTATGTTATTGGCGATATACTAACTACAGCAAATACTAATATCGGTGGTTCTGGTACAGGGTTCTCAATCCCAGTATCTAATGTAAATAACACTACTGGCACTAGCTGGCTAGGCGATAATTATGACCCTGTGTTGTTCTATGGTGCTATGCGGGAAGCAATTATTTTTATGAAAGGTGAACAAGATATGGTCACTTATTATGAAAAGATGTTCCAAGATGCTTTAGGTCAATTGAAACGCCTTGGTGATGGTCTAGAACGCGGAGACGCATACCGTGACGGGCAAACAAAACTTAGAGTAACTACTTAATTTAGGAGTAAGACATGGCAATTTCACAAGCAATGTGCACGAGCTTTAAAGTTCAATTATTGAGCGGCGCACAAAATTTTAATACGGGTACAACAAAGGTTTACAAAATCGCACTGTATACATCATCTGCAACATTAGGTGCGGGTACAACTACATACTCAGGTTCTACAACAGGGGAAGTAGCTAACGGTGGCGGGTATACTACAGGCGGTGAAATCTTAACTGTATCTCAAATCCCGACATCCTCTGGTACTACAGCGTTCATTGACTTTGCAGATGTTACTTGGTCAGCGGCAACCATAACTGCTCGCGGTGCATTGATATATAACAGTACTGATGACACTGCAGTTGCAGCATTAGACTTTGGTTCAGACAAGACATCAACTTCCGGTGACTTTACAATCATATTCCCAACAGCGGACGCAACAAACGCAATCATCCGTATAGCCTAGAATAGGAGTCTCAAATGGCTCTAGTTCTTAAAGACCGGGTTAAAGAAACCTCAGTATCGACTGGTACTGGGGCAATTGCGCTTGATGGCGCTACAGGTGCATATCAACCATTTAGTACAATCGGTGATGGAAACATCACGTATTATGCTATTGCAGGGCAAACCACATCTGAATGGGAAGTCGGATACGGCACATATACATTAAGTACTAATTCTATTTCTCGTGATTTTATCTATTCCTCATCTAATAGCAATACGATTGTTACGTTCTCTGCCGGTACTAAAGACGTATTTTGTACGTATCCGTCTGAGCAAGCGGTTTATCAAGAGGTAGATGGTAGCCTTAAACTTATTGCGGGGGTTATTGAAGTTTCTTTAGATGGAACTCATGGCACAACTTTAGCTAACACCGCATTCCAAGCGTTTGCTACTACTAATAGCTTCCTACAAAACAACATACAAAACTTAGATAGCGGTTCAGATGCATCAGGGGATTATGTAGCTACTAATGATGTTGGGGATGATACTAAGAATTATGTAGACTTAGGGATTAATAGTAGCGGGTTTACTTCCGTTAGTTTTCCTATATACACCCCCAACTCAGCCTATCTATATAGCTTAGGGGATGGAGTTTCTAACGGAGATTTGTTTGTAGGTACTGGGGATTTAGGCGATGTAGTATTACATGCTGGTGGGTTTACTACGGGTGATGTTGTAGCAACCATTAAATCAGACACTAAGAACTTACTAATCGGAACAACTACCGATACAGGGGAAAAACTCCAAGTTGCAGGCGATGCCCTTATTACTGGGGCTACGGAATTTGGAAGTACAGTTCTATTGGATGCGAACCCGACCACAGCCTTACAAGCCGCAACAAAACAATACGTAGATAGCCAGGTCACTGCAGGTCTTCACATCCACGCCCCTGTACGCGTTGAGACAACAGGTAATCTGACTGCTACATATGTGCAGGGTGGTACAACATTTAACATTACAGACATTACTTCGACTACTACGGTTACGACTTCTGTAAACCACGGTCTAGTAGTAAACGACCAAATATGGCTAACTACCACAGCGGGTAATGGACTATCAACTAATACAGCTTACTTTGTATACTCAACACCAGCGTTAAATCAGTTAACCCTTTCACTAACCTTTGACGGCATCCAAATAACAGGGCTAACTAATGCCTCTGGTTTAACCTATGCTACACGAGCAAACTCAGGTGTAGGGGCTACACTAACAAACGCGGGTACTCAAGTTGCACTAACAGTTGATGGTATTGCATTAAGTGTAGCAAACCGAGTAATGGTACGACTACAAACCAATGGGGCTGAAAACGGGGTATACGTAGTAACTACTGTAGGTAGCGGCTCTACTAACTGGGTGTTGACCCGTTCGGATGATGCGAGTGTAGTAATTCCAGGGGACCCAGACGGGCTAGGTACTGGCGACTACTTCTTTACACAAGAAGGTGTACTTAACGCTGGTGATTCACACGTATTGACCACCGAACCAAACACAATGATTATCGGCTACACGACGTTAACATACACACAGTTCAGTGGTGCGATTACTTACACGGGCGGCACAAACATTGACGTTACAGGTCAGACTATATCTCTTACAGGTACAGTTGCCCCTACAAACGGCGGTACTGGCACAGCTACAGTCACTACAGGCGACTTACTATATGGGTCTGGCACAAACGCGTGGTCTAAATTAGCTAAAGGCTCTGCATACCAATCGTTAATGATGGATGCAAGTGGTACAAATGTTCAATGGAATGCCTTAGCACTTAACCAATCAAATGCAGTGTCAGGTACCCTAGGGGCTACAAACGGTGGTACAGGGACAAATAATTATGCTACTGGGGACATGCTTTATTCTTCCGCGGCAAATACAATCGCTAAGTTGTCCGGAAATACCTCTACTACTAAACAATACCTATCTCAAACGGGCACAGGCGCAGTTTCTACAGCTCCTAGCTGGGCTACTATATCGGCGGCGGATATCGGTGCAGGCACACTTCCTGCTACTCGTGGTGGTACAGATAATAGCTCTTATGCAGTTGGTGATTTGCTCTATGCGAACACAACGACTTCACTAGCTAAACTAGCTGATGTAGCTACAGGCAATGCGTTGATATCTGGTGGTGTAAGCGCGGCTCCAGCTTGGGGTAAAATTGGGCTAACTACGCATGTGTCAGGCACACTAGGTATTGCTAACGGCGGTACAAATTCAACCGCTACTCCTACAGCTGGTGGTGTAGGTTATGGTACTGGAACGGCCAATGCATATACTAGTGCTGGAACATCTGGACAAATACTAACCTCTGCAGGAGCCTCCGCACCTGTATGGGCAAATAACCCGCCAGCGTTTCCTTCTGGAACTAGGATGTCATTCCAGCAAACAACAGCGCCAACAGGTTGGACTAAAGATACTACAGCAGCAATAGATAATAGTGCATTACGTTTTGTTACTGGGGCAGCTAGTTCAGGGGGTTCAGTAGCGTTTACCACAGCGTTTGCAAGCCAATCTGTTACAGGTAGCGTGGCGGCAACGGCAACGGCAACGGCAACCAATCAGGCTACAACCGCAGGTGGTAGTGTTGGCGCAACGGCGGCGGCAACGGCAACTAACCAAGCAACAACGGCAACTAACCAAGCAACAACGGCTGGTGGTAGTGTAGGTGTAACTGTAAGTGCAGGCACATTAGCAGTAGGGGCAGGAACATTTGCGGTTGCCGCAACAACATTAGCAACAACACAAATCCCTAGCCATACGCACTCCTATTCAACAATGCAAAACCAAGCCCTTGCAGGTCGCGTTTCGCTTAATGATAGATATCCAATACAACCTGCAACAACAGGTGCAACAGGTGGCGGCGGTTCACATACGCATAGTTTATCAGGCGCACCAAGTTTAAGTGGTTCACCAAGCGTAACAGGCACATCCTTTACAGGCACAAGCCATAACCACACGCAAGACGCGCACAGCCACACGCAAGACGCGCACAGCCACACTTCAGGCGCATTTACAGGAACAAGCCACAACCATACGCAAGATGCACACAGCCACACTTCAGGTGCGTTTACAGGAACGGCGATTAATTTAGCGGTTAAATACTACGACTTTATAATAGCGAGCAAAGACTAATGGCAAAAGATATGAAAATAATCTGCCCTATGATGGGTGGAAAACCTTGTGTTGAAGATGGAACAATTATAGATGGTGAATTAGTGGCTTGCCGATTTTGGGTTTCAGTTCAAGGAATGAATCCACAAACAGGTGAAATTACAAATAATAATGATTGTTCTTTTGCTTGGATTCCTATTTTAATGATTGAAAACAGCAAAGTTAATCGTGAAACAGGTGCGGCAGTTGAATCATTTAGGAATGAAATGGTTAAAAATAATGATTTAAATACAAAAGTTTTAATTGCAACGGCAAATAAAAATTTAATAGAATGATATACGAATTTCCAAATTATATTGATGATGAAACTATTGAATATATTAAACAACAAGTTTATCCAACAATTGATTACACAAAAAAGAAAACATATAACAGAACAGGGCAAACCGTTCCAATTAACGAAGATGAAAAACATCCTGAATTAGATTTAAAATTGTTTAGTATTTTTTCAAAAATACAAAAAGATATAGCGCAAGATTTATTTAATCCGCAATTTGAATCAGGTGATAGTGGTTATGAATTCCATAGATATAATCCAAATGAAACTTGCGACAAACATTCAGACGGTGAAGTAGTTTGTGGTTTATTAAGATATGCAACTGTAATAATTTTTTTAAATACAGTAAATCAAGGTGGCGAATTAGTATTTGATAGATTAAATAAAAAGGTAAAGCCCGAAAAAGGAAAATTAGTTTTATTTCCACCATACGGAATGTTTGAACATTACACTTTACCATCCCCTGAAACTAGGGAAATAATAATGACATGGTTTGTTTATAACAATGTTAATGTAAATTTTTTGTAAGGAATAAATATGCGATTAACTATTATCGTGGAAGATGGCGCAGTTTATAAAGATGGAATAAACTTTCTAGAATTAGTTTGGGAAGGAACGCCACTTGACGTTCACGCATTGCAATGGCCAGATGTTGCTGGGTGGATAGAATATATTGGCGATAAACCAAATGAAACTATTACAGAATTGCCACAATGGGCTTATAACGCTTTAGATGCTTGGCAAATTGCGTATGATGCAGCTGTAAATCCACCACCTCCAGCTCCACCTAATGCAGAAGCTAATCAAGCAACCGCTGCAAGTTTGTTACAACAGACAGACTGGACAACTATTGCTGATGTAGGTAATCCTCAAATGTCAAACCCTTACCTTGCAAACCAAGCTGAATTTATTACGTACCGTAACGCCGTACGTCAGTATGCGGTATACCCCATAGCTGGCTTTATTGATTGGCCTGTCCTACCAGATGAAAACTGGGTACAAGATTAAGGCTAAATAATGTTTGGATTTACCCCCTTTGCCGCTGCACCCTTTGCTGATTTAGGCAGCACAGCGCAGGATAATATAATTATCTTCCCGTTAGGGGTTGAGGGTATAGGGCAGATAGGGGACGCTAGTGTTGAAGCCACTGCAAATGTTCCGGTAACTGCGGTAACTGCGCAAGCCCTATTAAACAGCATATTAGTTAACGCTGCAGCTAATACTACAGTAACAGGCGTTGAAGGCCAAACCTTACTAAATAGCGTAACAACAAGCGCAGCAGCGAATACTACAGTAACAGGGCTATATGCAACGGGGTATATAGGCAGTGTAGTAATTAATGCAGATGGTAACATAGAGGTTACTGGGGTTTACGGCGAAGGGTTTGTAGGTAGTGTAACAACATCTTCTGCGGCTAACGTATTCCCAACTGGAGTATTTGGCACAGGTGAAGTTGGCGATGTAACATTCTCGCTAGGCGCTACGGTATTCCCTACAGGTGTATACGGTACTGGGTTTGTTGGCAATGTTACGATTAGTGCTGATAGTAATGTATATGCAACCGGCAATGCAGCGACAGGATATGTAGGCTCTGTATCAATAGCAGGTAAAGCCAACGTCTACCCAACCGGTGTCTTTGGTACAGGACAGGTAGGAACGGTATCAACGAGTGCCACAGCAAATGTAACGGTATTAGGAAACCAAGGTACTACGTTCTTAGGAACAGTATCAGTAACAGGTAAAGCTACGGTATTCCCGCTAGGCGTTGAAGGCGTCGGCGTTGCAGGGTTTGTACTAGTATGGGGCTTAATTGATGACTCACAAAATGCTAACTGGACTAATATAAACAATGCACAATCTACTACATGGGATGCAATAAATAATTCACAAACAATAACATGGACTAATATAAATAATACTGACGCTACAGCATGGTCAGATATTAACAACGCACAATCAACAACATGGACAGGAATAGAAACATGACAGACTCAACAAACATTACACCAAATAATGAAGATGCGGTAAAATGCAATAACAATGAAACACAAGCAAACGAGGCTCCACAAGTAGAATCGCAAAGCGTCACGGTGACGGTTACTGGGTTTTCCTTATTTGCAACTACTTTAAAATAGAGGATTAAACCATGGCAAGCACCTATTCAACGAGTCTAAAGCTCGAACTTATTGGTAATGGCGACCAGTCAGGTACGTGGGGTACTACTACAAACACAAACCTAGGCACTTTACTAGAACAAGCCATTACTGGTGTTCAAGCTATTACGATGGCCAATGCGGACTATACTCTGTCCAACCTTAATGGGGCATCGGATGAAGCCCGCAATGCGGTTCTTGTCATAGGCGGCACAAACTCCGCTATTAGAAACGTAATTGCGCCAGCAGTAAAAAAAACATACATTATAAAAAACAACACTTCTGGTGGCTACGCAATTATAATTAAGACATCTTCTAGCACAGGGGTGTCTATAGCTAACGGTACAACAGCTATTGTGTACTGTGACGGTACCGAATTTTATTTTGCTGTTCCTTCATATGCGTCTACAAACACAGCAAGTACTTTAGTATTCCGTGACGGGTCAGGTAACTTTGCAGCGGGAACGATAACAGCAAACTTGACAGGCAATGCAAGCACTGTAACAACCAATGCCAACTTAACTGGCGCAATAACTTCTATAGGCAATGCTACCTCACTAGGCTCATTTACTTCAGCTAACTTAGCATCAGCGCTAACAGACGAAACAGGTACTGGCGCAACCGTATTTGCAAATAGCCCAACACTTGTTACTCCGGCACTAGGTACACCATCTGCGTTAGTTGGCACGAACATTACAGGAACTGCAGCAGGTCTTTCAATAGGCGGCAATCTTACTGGCGCATCGCCAACCGCGGCTACTCAAACTACTGGCACAAATAATACAACAGTTGCTACAACAGCTTTTGTTCAGACAGCGTTGCAACTTTTATACCCAGTAGGTTCTATCTTTTCATCTACCAGCGCAACTAATCCTGGTACGTCATTCGGATTTGGTACTTGGGTTGCATATGGTGCTGGACGAGTATTAATTGGTAATGGCGGTGGGTATTCTGCGGGGGCTACAGGCGGCAGTGCAGATGCTGTTGTTGTAAGTCATACCCATACAGCGTCATCAGCTGTTACAGACCCAGGCCACGCACATAATGTCCAATTAAAATATAATAATGGTAGTGGAGATGGCTATAGTGTTGCAGCAGGGGCATTAACAGGTTCAAATCTAACACTTCTTTCGCCCGGAACTAATACAGCAACTACGGGTATTTCAGTTGGAACTACAATTACTTCATCAGGTGTAAGTGGTACAGGTGCAAACTTGCAACCGTACGTCGTTGTGTATATGTGGAACAGGACTGCATAAAATGCGGAATACCTTTTACTTCATAGTAGGATTTTTACTTGGCGGCTTACTAGCAGCGGGGTCAGCATATGCGGACGAAACAACAATTAATTATAAAGGTCAACCTGTCCCCTCTGCTATGGCTCCTTCAATGTCGGCTTTCAGTCAAGATGTTTGCGGTATTGGTGTCAGCGGTGCTGTTAACGGGGGCGTATTTTCTGTAGCTGGTGGCACTATGATTACCGATAACAACTGCGTTCGCTTGCGTTGGGCTAAGTTCTTAAGTGATAGCGGCCTAAAAGTTGCGGCAGTATCACTAGCTTGTGCGGCTACGCATGAAAACTGGGTTGCAATGGAAATGTCGGGTTCGCCCTGTCCTATAGGCGGGGCTATTGGCGATGCAGCAAGAAAGGCGTGGTATGACTTACACCCAAATTGGTTTGAGGAAATTTATGGTAAAGACTTCGTTCTTATCACTCCTCTTCCTGATTCTCATAAGGAGTAGCTATGTTTATGCGTATTGTGCAGCGAGTCAATGGACTAATTATGGCCCAGTATATTCGAGCCTCTATGTGGGTCAAGGAACGACTCTTGCAGCTTGCCAGCAAATTGCTTGCCAGTATTACCCGGGTATACCAGAATGTGGCCAACCTACAGCTCCTGAACCTCCTGCGTGTTCCGACAGGGTCGAGTACCAATCCCTTGCGTGTGAGCCTAACCACAGCGGGTCAGTTAATCAAAGCCGCACTTATCAGTGCCAAAGCCAAAGTTATACTCCTTGGGAAACAACTTCTAACAACTGTACGCCAAATCAGCCAAGCTGCACTTACAGCGTTCAAACAGACGAAAGACAAGCTTGTGGAGTTAATCAAATTGGTTCCGTCACGTTTAAAAGAGAACAAAACTGTCCAGACCCTTACGGTTCGCCAGTTGATTCAGGCTGGTTCGAAATTAGCAGGTCTTGCCAAGCAGCTCCCCCAACGTGTACGTCAAGTATTCAAGAAAGGCCAGTAGCATGTCAGCAGGGGTTTGTGGGAACGATAACAGAACAACAGACAACGACTTGTCCTACGCCATACAGTCCGCCTGTGATATCGCCTTGGGTGGAAACAATGAACTCATGCGTGAAGAGTCCAACCAACGTAACGAACATGAGCAGTCCGTTGAATCCAGTCAGTCCAATAGCGCCAGCGATGCAGGAAGCAGCGCCACAACAACCAGAACCCCCTCCACCAGAAGCGCCGAGCACACCAGCTTCCCCTGCGCCCACTGCGGAGAC